AGTAGTATGAGCATGTATTTTCACACGCTCTATCCTATCAGTATCTATATACTTTGTCCTCGTGGAAATATTAGTCTTATTGCAAAGACTCTTCCACTCCTTAGAATCAAGAAGAGCAGCTATTTCTTTACGCTGACCAGTAAAAACCACGACCCAATTATCGGTTTGGTTAATTGAGCCCTCAATGCTCTGCACTGTTGATTTGATATTGCCGACCTCAACCTCCAAGCTTCGCCAGGATGGCAGAGGAGATTGGATGAAGCTGGTCTTGTATGAATCCGTATCAAATAACATTAGACCCTTTGTCTGCCCAATGTCCTTCATACTCTGAGAGTATGGGCTACCTGGATATACAACCTTGCCGAAAGATTGCTTCTTATGTATGTGTCCACTTATAATAATCTCGGCCGATATCGTGTCAGGATCTACCCCGTTCTCAGGACGATAACCGCCGAAATCACATCCAATGAAAGTCTGATGCGCCACACATATTGGTAGGGTTTTTTTAGGAAATAGATCATGGTTTGCGAAATAGGGGACAAAGGTTATCCCCATATCGTCTCTATCTGTCACCTTATCTATAACCGTGAAATTGCGATATTTATCTGAAAACGGTTGTAGAGCATGGTACGTACTATCATTTGGACGAAACATATCGTGGTTCCCTAACACATAAAAATATGGAACTTTTTGACAAACTCTTTTCACATGACTACTAAATTCAGATAATATTTCTGACCTAATAACACCGTGATCATGAAATAAATCGCCTAAATTAATAAATATATCTGGTTTCTGTTCTTCTATTACCTTATCAATCCAGCCTAAGAAACTCTTAGCTGCTGCAAATCTACTCATTTGTAGGTGCGGGTCGCCAGAAAAAAGTATTTTAGTCATATTGACGCTCAGATAGAGTTTTTATAAGATGTTCGCTTTTCCAAAGTGGCTGTAAATTAGTATAATGATTTAATCTTATTAATTCATCCTCATTATTAGCAGTGAAACATGGAACAATATGGTCTATTTGCCATTCGCCGTAGTTATCCCAAGACATTCCTAACTTAAATAAGGATTCTACGTGTAATTTCAGTGTTTCCCATTCGCAGCCTAGAATTACACTCGTATTGGATTTTTTACTGAAACCACGGGATTTAATTGCCCGACTTATTCTATTTGATGTGGTTCTACGAAGTTTATAAATAGGATCTTTAGTTCTCTTAGCTTTATCCCATTTTCTATGGTTACTTCTATAAGAAGATCCTGGTCTTTGTCTATGTTCTTTGGCTTTTTTAGCAAAATAGGTAGGATTTTTAGTCTTAAATTCAATCACTTGTTGATTTATGCGATCTATATGTCGCTCTCTGTAGCGTCTCTTATTTTGCCTATCTTTGTCGCTATTATTTTTACCAAACTGCATTCTTCTCGCGACATCACATACTTTACATATTGATCTTACACCAAAAGCTCCGCCTTTGTCTTTATAAAAAGAGGAGAATTCTTTCTCTATTCTGCACTTGGAGCAAATCTTAGTCATTACTTCCCCCTAAGATCATCTTTTCTATCGCTTCATTTACACAGCACTCCAAATAAGAATATTTCAAACCGTCGCGACTGTATACAATAACATCATTATCTGCAACATCTGAGCTAATAATAATATAAAAATCTGCAAAAGGAGTTACTAGGCATAAACGCTGTAGACCGGTAATACCAGTAACATTATATGCAAGAATATTGTTATGAAAATCTTTGCATAGTCGTTCGTGCGTTGATACAGATACACCAGCACTATTCCACACATTGATGGAATGCCTGTCGCACCACATAACTAATTCGCTCAATTGCGCGCAAATATCGTTATATAATTTCATCAGGTAGCTCTGGCGTACCGACTTCGAGATCATATCCTAATTCTTTGTTGCGCAAAGAAATAGCCTCATCCTCATCGTCAATGGCATTACATAAAGCCATCGCCGTATCCCATAAATCGGGATCTGATAAGAACATTGTTTTGAATTTTTCTTCGCCTTTGATTTGCATTGCGGTATTGTTTCCAAGCTGCCAAACCTGATTGTTTTCTTTGCCTGTATCTGGATTAACAGGGTGTTTAATTACTTTTAGACTTTTTGCTAACTCATAGATTTCTTCGCCAATATTCGTGATGCCTTTTGTATAGGTCATCGTGAACTCAGCGGCACGAAATGGGGCACCGACACGATTCTTCTTTCCACGCACTCGTACCTTATGGCCGATCTGTGCAGCTCCACCATAAATATTCTTACCTTTTTCAACACGCCCGTCCTTTGTATCTACGCGAACTACTTCTAGCATATAGTCACAGAAATGCTTGAGAGCTCTACCATCAGGAATAAGGTATGGATTATTCATTTTCTTATACTCATCCATCTCTTCATAAACCTGTTGTATCAATGCAGTGGTAATGCTATAATTCCTAATAACAGGAAGAATACCCTTTAGAGCTGATCCCAGATATGAGGCCCCACCTCCACCCATAGTCTGTTTAGTGCTCTTCTCTTTTATGTCTTTAGGATATCGAATAGCTTTAACAGAATCTATAGCAATACCCACAATAGGACAGCCATCCTGAAGAAGAACCTGAAGATCTTTCTCGATGTAATCAAAGATCTCGAGAGGATCATTTGTCTGTTTAACGATGAGACGACCTAGATCGCCGCCAAGTTTCTTAAACCATTCTGGGTTGAATGAGAATTCTGCATCGAACCAGATACAGATGCCATCGGGAAAGTCTTTTTGTAATTGAATCATGAGAAGTTGTGCAAGAAAGCTTTTACCGCCAGATTCAGGGCCGTAAAAACAGACCGCTTTACCGCGAGTGATACCACCATTTTGAACCACCCAATTAAGGGACGGAGATGGTAGCGCTACCACGTGATCCGATGGTCTGGGAAGGTCGGCAGCCGCTTTAGCTACACCCTTCGTGAGTTGAGACATCCAATTATTCTTTGCCATAACAGTCCTCCTTTTTACGTCCGTAGACAAGCACCGTAGTGCGGGTTGTTATGAGGGATACTTACATTCCCTCATTTGGTGAATCATTGTACTCATTAGAGTACGCTATCTTCTTAACATCATCGTGGGCCAAACGAAACTCTTGAAGTTTGTTTTTAAGGAACACGACCATTGCTTCTGACTGAGATTTTACTTTTTCTGCATATTGAACGCCAGGATCCATGGGAACATAGCGTTCTCTTGCAGCATTACTCTCTTTTACGCCCTTACTCTCTAAGTAAGCAGGAGCATTTTCAAAGTAAGCGACTGCTTCCGCAGTTTTTAGTGCTGCAACAGCAATACCGTGCATTCTCATAGCTGAAGCTAGCATGGTATTAGTAAAATCATACGCCATGACAAAATCTCTAAGATAAACCGGGGCCAACATTGTATTGAACCCCTTAGAAATATCCTCGATCTTTTTGGTGTATTCAGCTAAACGATCAAGACGAAGGGACCGAAGTCCCTCCTCCACCTTCACGAGGTCAGAAGACATATTAGTCTCCTAGAATTTCAGCGGTTAGTGCGCTTAATTCATCATCCTCAAACTGCTGTTGTACAGGCGCCTTCTTTGCTGCAGGTTTAGCGACTTGAGCTGCAGGTTTAGCGACAGTAGGTTTACGTACGGGGGTCTCATCTTCATCGTCGTCTTCAGCTAAATTTAGTGCTACCGCTTTTGCTGGAGTTTTCTTGACAGTGGGTTTAACTTCTTCTACCTCTTCCTCTTCTTCGTGGTGTGAAGTTTTAGAAGCTTTTTTAACCGTAGCAGTGTTCACGTTGATATCAGAAATATCATATGTGTCTAACGTAGCCTCTGGAATTTCTTCTGCAAGAAGAGCTATGTTAAACAACAATATCTCTTTCAACTCATCGTATGACTTACTTGTATACATGTTACTTAAATCATATCCCAATTCACTGTAATTGGTTACCACATTCTCCGGAAGAGGAGATCGGTCATCGATCTTAACCAGACGTCCCTTGTCATCTTTCTCGCGTGTCTGATTAAATGCAACACTATATTCAGTATCTTTACCCTTACCATCTTTTGTAATGTTGAACCAAACACCAGAATCATCATCCTCAGATTCAAGAGAGGTTGGATCTTGAGCATAGTCTTTAATATACTGATTCATCATTTTTTTCATGGCTTTATGCGCTGTAGACTTCAATTCAAGGAGCCCAACTGTCCCGGATTTATCGCATGCATTATACGCATAAAGATGCTGCACACGAACATTCCACTGAATGCTCCGCAGTCCTTCTAATTCTGCCTTAATATCTCCGTCAGAGTATCCTTCTGCCTTAAGACCAGCCTTTTTTTCTTCTACATACTTATTTAATGCATCAACGTACTCTTGTACTGGACAAGCCTCTCCATCTGTCATAGGGGTGGCAAAGGGCTTACGTTTTCCCGATTTAGGATCTTGGAGCCAGGCTACACTCCATTTACGGAATGGCCAGTTACGGTGGGTTTCTGGGTCTCCGAAAGGGGGGAGAATTCTGAAGACATTACTGCCATCGTTGATTTTGTGTCGTACCCAGTCACGACCAGACTTTAAAGAATCCATACTGATTTGAATCTTACCCATTTTCGTTCTCCTTGCTTTTGCCTAACAGGCTATTGATTGGAATACCATTATTGGTATTTTGATTATACCAGATTCTCATTTAGACGGGCTGCCTGTTCAGCAGTTATGGCAGGTTTTCCCACTATTTTCTTGGGCTTATTAGGTTGAACAGCTTCTAACTCTTTTTGACTTATTTGCTCTAATCCAAGTTCGATTAACTTAGTACAATACTTAGAGTCACCAGTATAGTAAATAAGACTTGTTCCGATAGGGCGCTGTTTAAATTGGTGATAAACGACAGCATACAGTAATTCAGGAAGCTGGTCGACGAATGCCTTAACCAGGGTGTCATGTATCTGCTCCTCCGTGTCACATGGTACTCCAATATATCGACTGATATTTAGAGAGCGTAGTGCATCAAAATCTTCGCCCATATATTTGAGTCCGATTGCAGCCACTACTTCACGTAAATAATTTGCAGTTAGTAAGTTAGATTTAGGTTTTTTTAACCTACACGCTGCAATTTCTGGCATAAAATTAGGCGCACTAATAATGAACTCATTCTTTTCCAGAGTTGTCGGTGGATTTTTTGTTATCAAGAATTTTGACATCGATTATCTTCTCCATATCAGTGACTGTTAGTCTAACAGAACCTTTCCAACCTTCAGTTAATTTACCAGTAACAAATACAATACTATTTTTGGGCCATTTAAGAGCTTTCTCTTGATCCCACCATATACACTCAATCGTTGAACTGCCATCTGATAAATCAACCTTAATAAAATTATACTTGCGTTTTGTTTTCTTAGAGATTCCGCTTTTATGTGTTGATCCTTCATATAGTAAAAACATTCCAACAGTTTTTTCATAATTTTTTACAGCCAACCCGTGAGCAATTTTAGCCCCAGATAAAATAGGTAACTGCGTTCCGAGATAAAATGGGATACCGCTACGATGAGTAGGAGATAGTGCGGGCATGGCTTGTTGGATCATACCCTGCACAGTTACGTCTTCAACAATGGTCTTATTAAAACACTTATTGTATTCACGCTCCATGAGGAAGATGTGGACTGGATTAGTTTCTTCTAGTTCCGCAGATTCTCTCTTAATCTTACGTAATTTCATATAGTCTTTAAACAATTTCTTTCTAGCTTCACCATACGAAACACTCTGATCCATTAGACAATCTGCTGCCCTAGCATGTATCAGAGCCACAAAATGACCAGCATTTACCTTATTATGAACTACTTTTTCCACATACTCAGATAATGAACTGAAAGGTCCTTTTGCTATTAATTCGTGTACAGATGCAGGTCCCACTTTTTTTACTACAGATAGTGGAGCAACTAGTTTATTGTTCACTATGGCAAACTTGTCGGTCGGAGTTGCTAAAGATGGCGGCTTTATGAGATTGCCTAGCAGATGCATAAAATTACGAATCTTGTCCTCTTTGTCCGTATTATTTAAGACTGCAGACCACCATTCCAGTTTATGATGATGCTTGAGATACATCGTGATATATCCTAGTTCGGCATAGCACCTAGAATGTGACCTGTTGAAGGAGTATCGAGAGAATGCTTCAACCTGCTCACAGATAGTATTTGCTTGATCTGTTGTCCAACCATTATTAGCACCATATTCTCGTATCCTAGTAAAAGAAGCAAGCATAATCTCGCGTTTCTTTTTAGCAATAGCTCCACGAATCTGGTCAGCTTCTTCAAGAGAGTACCCAACTAGCTCAAGAAATTTCATAACTTCTTCTTGGTAGACAAACACACCATTCGAGGTACACGATGCTAGGTCTGGATGGACATATTGAAGCGCACGACGCTTATTGCGTATATCCATGTAGTATTGTGCGGCACTAATGTTATCGTCTTTAGTAATCCCAGGAACATAAGTTACATTTTTAACTTTTCTACCATTTCGTTGAAGCTGTCCCAATCAACACCTCTTTTTTCTTTATTAAATCCTATAAAACCTAGTTTTAGTAACTTAAAAAACACGTCTTCATATTCTTTATGAATCTTAGAGTGTTCCGAAACATTGGTAAGCAGTAGATTTTCTATCGAATTATTGTTTTTATCACCATCGATATGGTGAACTTGTTCATAGTTTTTACCATTAGGTAGATATCCAGTGTTTTTAAACCAAACATAATCATGTAGCTTAATTCTTCTTCCTAATTCCTCTACAAAAATCGTTTGATAACCAGATCTGACGCCTGTTTTAACCCTAGCAGTAGACATTAATTTAAGTGACTTAGCTATTCTGGGATCTGTTTTGTCTAGTCCTTTATTCCAGGGTTTTTTATGCCCATGTCTTGCAGAATTTATCTTATATTTTCTACTATCATGTTGCTTTAATATATCTGCAGCTCTAGCACTATTAATACCAAACTTGCGACTTAAAAGTCTAACAGATATCTCATTATTTTCATAATAATCCACTAATTCTAACTCATTAATTTCTTTTAACTTTTTTGCCATTTATCGTATTCTTCCTCAGTTATATACTCAATACCACCATCTTCATATTCTACCATATATGTGGCATTAATAATCATAGGGCTATCTAACGCTCCTGGTCGACAAAGTGCAGTAAGAGCTGAAAGATGCTCACGACTGGTCGGACAAAACTGTTGTATATAGCCCTTAATAAGGGAGGTATTGAACTGGAAAGCAGAATCTGTTTTCTTATAATAAAAATCTGCGTACACCTCAGAATCATCGGGTAGCCTATATATTAGGGCTACACCATTCTTGTCCTCTTCTAAATAATCAATCCCAGTTCGCTCTTTTACCATCTGAATACACTGAGACACCATATTAATAGTAGTTACACCCAGAATATCAGCCTTTACTAGACCAGATGCTTCTACCATTGGTGCTTCATATTGCGTAACCTGAATCATCTCGTTCGTATTCTTGTCCCACATTCTCATAGTAGGAACACGGTTGGCAGATAGATCGATAGTTGATACAACAAAAGCAGAAGCATGGCGCCCCCATCCGCGCGGAATACCTATTAATCTCTTAACCATTTCTTCTACTTGCTTATATTGCTCAAAAAAATTAGCAATTTCTGGTGTAGTTTCTGTAACTCCTTGATGCACCACACCTTCCTTATCTGTATAGCCATATAAGAAGTCATATTCATCAATCCCTTGTGGAGAATCAGGGATAAGTTCGCACAATTGCTTGATTTCAAAATCCTCGCGATTACGACCATAGAGTGCCCACATTGCATCCTTAATTGCGTTCTTGGTCTTCATCTTTTGAAGAGTACAGATCTGGGCAAAACCTAAACTATACTTCTTCTCTAAGTATTTCAGAATTTCAGTACGGTCGCCAAAGTCGCAATCAATATCAGGAAAAGACTTGGCTCTGATACGAGCATGTGATAAGAATCGCTCGAACGGTAGATCCGCTTTTATCGGGTCGATGTGTATTAGTTTTAGATAGTACGACAATAAGCATCCACCAGCAGATCCACGACCAATATTTTGAAGAATCCCCAGCGAACGAGCATATGAACATATGTCTTCAAACATTAAGAAATATGGCAAAAAGTTTGTTGCCTCATTCTTCATGATAACATCAATTTCTTTTTTAAAGCGTGCTATATAGGTAGGACTGTCATTCCAGCGACCATGTTTTTTACATAACTCAATTGCGTACATCAGTGTTTGTTTATCATAATTATCTTCTTTTGCCTTAATATGATCCGGGATATCAATCTTAGGCATATGATAATTGAATGTTACCTTAATTTCCTTTGCTGACTCCATTACTTCATAAGTATTTTGGATCCAGGATCGAAACTTATCTTCGGTGAGCCATTCTTTTAGCTGGTATTTGAGTTCTGTAAAAAGTTGAACGGCATTCTTTACATGATATGACTCTATATAACATTTACCGCTGGCATATGAATTCCTAGATATACATTCCTGTAAAAGCTTATCTCCTGGTTCAATAAAGTGAGCACCGCTAACAGGAATGCAGCGCAGATCAAACTCGTCGACCATTTCAGACAAAAATTTATTATAAGCTTTATTCCAATCGCCGTCTATGATTAGAGAATTTTTCTTTATTCTCTGAAATCCGCTTTTAGCAGTGAAAGTTTCTTTGATAGAAACTGGATTAAACTCTACAAATATCTGGTCTTTAAAATTATCAAGATATACCTTAAATCTCTCGACAGCCTTATCTCGATGTCCCTCTAGAACGGCTAGACCTACTGGTCCATATACATCCGCAGTACCGAATCTAAGTCCTGCCTGATACTGATGCACTGTGCTAAGTTTTAGTTTTGGATAAGTAACTCCATCGATCTCTATCTGCTCATCGTATCCCAATGAGGCTAGTTTCATTAGGTTAAAATAGCCATCATTATTTAGTGCCCAGACATTCATTGGATAAATGGTATCAGGTTCGCTGTCTACATAGAAATAAATACCTACTCCAGGAATACCTACTACCGACGGATCTTTAAGGCGAGTCATATGGTACATAGAAATTGCTGGTCCATGATCGACTACACTAAAACCTGGAGTTTTACTTTTCTTACACCACTCCACCCATTCTTCGATAGATGGAACAGATTCAGTCATACCATACATAGAATGTAAGTGTAGCTGTACTAATTCTGGAAATTCTTGAGAAACAATAACCTCTTCTTGCAAAACAATCTTTTCTTCAACAAAAGCCTCTTCACCCAATAAATCACCGATTTTCCGATCAACTTGTATAGTTGCAGAAATATCAGATAGAGCTTCGTGCGCATTGATCTGTATATCAAAATGTTTTGCCAATGTAGCTAATTTCAGATTCTCTGTCTTTAATAGTGTTTTAACTTTTTGAGCGCGAGTATATGTGTCATGAACCTGTAATTCAAATAACTCAAAAAATTCATTTGCACGGCCGTGGCGAGTAAAAAAGGAACTGACGAAGCGTTTATCGAAGCCAACATTATAACCAGCAATAACAAACTTCTTTTTAAAAGATCTTAAATACGAGATGAAGTTATCTAGTAAAGCTGATGGAGATTGAAATGTCTTCATTCGCTCGACAGTGATACCATGTGCACGCACCGCACCATCATCAATGTTGTTCCAGTTTACGGGTTGACAGAATTCATTAAATGAATCATATGCAACTCCATTTATGACAGGGATGCATGCTAGTTGCACTATGTCATTTTTTTCTGGATAAAGTCCTGTTGTTTCTACATCAATCCAAATAAAGTCCATATAATCCTCATAACAAGATACTTGCTATTCTACAGATTATCGGAATAAAAAAGGCACCCAATAGGGTGCCTAGTGTAGATAATAGATTTACTTAGAAGGAGAATGCGAGGTCGATACTTGTAGAGAGCATGTCGCTGGTGTTGAGCTTCACAACACACTCATTCACCATAATATCTTGAGCAGCAAGCCCCTCTATAATCCCAGATTGGTATGCGTACCACAGAGGGCCCAGTAGGCGCAAATCTGCAGGCTGATATGTGACAGCAAAATTAAGTGTAAACTTACGTTGCCCCTTATTAGCGGCAGCAGTAAGACCACTAGTAATTCCTGCCAGATTATCTGTAAGAACCCAGTCTTTGCCGTCAGCTCTAGCTTCTGCTAGTTTGGCATCAATGGCTCCAGTATAAGTAGTTCTAAGTGACATAGGTAGTTCTCCAAAAAGTGATACACCTATATTGTATCACTTTATTAACTCAAACACTTGCATCCGGGTTGATGCCTTCTTGTATTTCTTGAATTTTTGCTAACAAATACTGGATCTTAGCCTCTTCATACTTTATTGCATTCTTATAGCCTGTAGACAAATCTTTAACGATTTGCTGGGCAGCAGATAGTTTTTCATCTGCATCCATCTCTTCGCGAAGAGCCTTAATCTGCATCTCTGACTTAACAACAAGGGCTGCAGCGTCATCTTCGTTTAAATTGTTATGGTTTTCCAGAAATGCCTGACTTAAGATTTTCTTAGCTTTTCCTAGATCAACTGCCATATATATCTCCTTTAAAATCGTTTGGCGATATGATTTTACCTGTTTTCGGATTCCTTGAGACGCTTACGACGTTCTACAGCAACGGCTTTTTCTGAGTCTGTTTTAAGTTTATGACAGGTGTGACATAGAACTCTGAGGTTGTCTGAGTCGCAGAATAATCGAGCGATAAAGGTATTCCAGTCCTGAAACCCTGTCTCGGGATCAATGACGGGTATTAGGTGGTCTACCTGAATATTTTTACCCATATGCCATTCACCGCAAGTTGAACATAAATATTCAACTCTTGGTTTAGCAGCTTGACTTCCATCTGACTTATACCATGGGCGCTCTCGTCTCACCTTCATCATGACTTCTCTCACCATAGGTGAACGGGAGAAAGCTCTGCGAACTGCAGATCTTATGGCGCTGTTGGCATTATATTTAGGCTTCTTTTTAGGTTTGGTCATAAATCCCTCTAGTGGATTTATACTTTAAGGCTGGATTGGTACCGGAAACTGTTTTTCTAAACTCCATTGACCATTTTTGGCTAATTTTAACTTTTCTTTAGCCATATTAAGAGCTTGTGCTTTCTGATCAGGGTCTTCGACTTGCTGAGCAACTTTCACCGGATCTTTCTTAGAACCGGGGACTAATGAGGGCTGTTTAGGCAGTTGTGGGGCATCTATTTTAGGCATTCCTGGGAGCTTAGGTCCTTTTGGGGATGGCATTGCTAAGGCCTTCTCTAAGGTTTCCATGATCTCTACCAATTTTAACTCGAGTTTATCCATATCTATATCATATCAGACTATTGTAGAAATACCATCTCTTTTTTCAACTTTGACAATAGTAGAAAACATTGATTTAGCTTCACTTGCATGATCTATAACCCATATCTGGCGATTAGCTGATATGGATTCTAACACTTCAATTACACGCTCGCGATTTAGGGTATCCAACCCCTCAAATGGTTCATCTAGTACTATGGGGTTCATAAAGAGGCCAAACATGGACTCTACAATATCAATTACAGCAAAATCAACTGCCAAAGAAAGACAGCGAAGTTCTCCGCCAGATAGGCTACCAATTGATCGATCAACACCATTTATCGTCAACTTATCACTAAATTTAGCTTTAATGTCACCAGTCTTATTCTCTTTATAGGATTTGAGCGCATAGGTTGCATTGGGCCATACTAATGTCACATATTGGTGCACGCTTTCATTAAAGCGGTCGATTACGGAATCTACAACATACGCTGGAGCTCCGGTAGGAGCTAAAGTAGAAGAAATGGCCTCATATATTAGCAATTCCTCTTTTGAAGACTCGATTTTAGTATTTAAGGTTGCTAGTACCTTTTTAGCATTAACAATTTTAGCTGCTAATTCATCTTGCTTTACTATCTTCTCTTCTATCAAAGAAAGTTGCATCTCCTTAACTCTTAAGGAGGACCTGTATTCCGCGATGAGGTCAGATGTAGATTCATAGTCAGATAGAGCAGATGATCTTTTTGATTTTAATTTTTGTAAGTTATCCAGAACATTCTGTTTATCATCCACTGTCTTTGATAAATCATCTATTACTTCACTATGAATTGCTAACTCACTCTCAAGATGTTCTCTAGTTGTTGGACCATCTGTTCCCATCGTGAAGGAGTTGCTACAGTGAGGACATGCGATACTGTTTGTTTCTAAATTCTTGATAGATAGGCCAATTCTTTTAGCCATATTTTTAGCAGACACAATCTTTGCTTCTGCAGCAGAAATATCTCTAAGTCTTAAATTAAGAGAAGTTTCTAACTTATCAAACTTAGACATATCGGGTTTCTGTATGCTAGATAATTCAGCTATTTTATTAGTTAATTTTGTTTTGTCTGCTAAAATAGAGGCCTTATCAATCAATAGATCCTGAATATCAGCCACATCTTCACCATATGTGGCAATTTTAGCTTCAACTTTTCCATAAGTAAGCTGTAATTCATATAATTCTGCAGTCTTACTTTTTATAAGGTTATCGACCTTTTTCTTTTGCTCAGCAAAATCCTCTAGACTTAGAAGACGCAAAAAGAAATCCTTTTTAGCAGAATCATTGAGTGTAATGAGTTTCATAGATTCTGTTTGGGCAGAATACATACAAATCAAAAACTGCTCATATGTTAAACCTATTATAAGTTCAAGCTGTTCCTGCGTCATTTCTGGAACTAGAATATTATTTTTAGAGACGGAAAAATTGGTAGGTCTGCCCCTTTTGATATCATAGAGATCTTGTCCAACCTGAACTACAACTCTAGCGTATCCTATCTTACATCCTTTTCTAAGGATTTCAGAGGCTGTAACTTTGCGCGGAAGTTTATTGAAGATTGCAAAAGATAGGGCATTAAATATAGAGGTCTTACCAGCTCCATTATGAGAACCATCATCGTGGTTCCATCCGTCAAGTAAAACTAAACCACTGTCGCCGAAAGATAGATTGATGTGGCCGATACTTAAAATATTCTCGACCTCTAATTCAATCACTTTCATGGCTTATCTCTTTGAAGGAGGTTTATCATTGATATGTATTTTACCGGCATCGTCCACAAATATCCAGTCATTTTCCAACATAGTTTCTAAGCTATACGTGCCAGAGTTAACAAAGCGAGGAACTTCTACTGACCAATAATAATCTTCTCGACGCTCCTTAATTAAATCAAGCTGTCCATCTGTATGTGTTACGCCGGTATATTTATCGACCACCTCACGGACATTAGCTGGACCGTTTAACGTAGGCATCTGGCGATTCATTTTATTACTACAGGCAGAACATTCCACCTGTTCGACAAGATGCGGAACATACATCTGCTTAGATGTCCCGCAGTTTGAGCATACAAAAGTATATTTTGCCATTAGAACTCCAATCCGACACCTAGCCTAATATCTCCAAACTTAACTTTACTTCCGCTTACACCACCCCCAATAAATATTGGACCAGCTATAGGATAAGATGCGTGGGCGTAGCCTAGAAGATCTTCTTTATCATAAGAAGCTCCGATTTCAGGTCTAAACTTCTTTTTGTTGACCTCTACAATCTTCTCTTTTTCAACAATTTTTTCTACTACTTTTTGTTCACTTCGTACTTTAGCAATCTCTTGATCAAACTCTTTTTTTAACTCAACAACACGTTCTTCATGAACCTTTTTCCACTTATCTTCTATAACTTTAACTTTCTTCTTAAATTCTTCACGAACTTGAACTATTACACTAGAAACTTCTTCAGAGTTAGATTCTTCAATCTCTTTCTCTAAGATAGTTCCATCTGGTTTAACTAGTTTAAACTTTTGTTTCTTATTTGACTGCTTAAGACTACGGTTTTCTTGAGTTAATAGCTCCAAGTGTTTAGATAGTTCCAATTCCCGAGTTCTTGATTCTGACTCTTGTGCAAATAGTTTTTGACTTAATTGCTTCGTTTCTTCAGCATGCGTTTTCTGCATATCTTGAATCTTTAGTTCGTAGCTTTCTTTAAGTTTAAGAGTTTCTCGCTCTGTCGTAGTTTTTGAAGGATAGAGAAGTACGCCTAGAACTCCTCCTAGTACCAGAAAAAATACCGCCTTGAACCAGTCATATTGCCATAGTTCTTTTAACTTACTCATTTGCAGTCTCCATCATGTTCTTGAATGCTTGATTTGCTAATTCTGCCTGTGCTTCTAAGCCCACATCCCGCGGAACGACTATGACGCCTCCCAACGTTGTTAAGAGTGATGCTACCGATATAGCGTTGCCGATACTAACGCGAACCACTTTTGCTGGCTCAATAATTCCAGCCGTAATAGGATTGACGAGTTGGTGAAGATTGGCATCAAACACCTTTGTTGGCAAAGTTTTATTAGAAAATCCAGTATCTATATAGTTTTTCATTGAATCCCAGACTTCATCGAAATTCTCACCACAATTACTTAGTAATAACTTAAATGGTCCTTCGAGTGCGTTGGCCAAAATATCCCAAGCTTCAGTTTTATCTGGATGAGATTTTATCAGTCTAGACAAAACTAAATGCATGCTACAACCACCAGTCACTACACCTTCTGCAATAGCAGATCGCACCGCTTCTACAGCATCTTCAACTCGAGCCTTCTTTTCCCGAATCTCAAGATCAGAAACGCCGCCCACATGAATAGTGGAAACTCCACCAGTTAGTTTTGCAATTGCAGCCCGCAGGAATGATCTATCGAGTTCACTCATGGCTGTTTCCATGATAGCTTTAAGCTCTCCTACTCGAGCATCTACTGCTCCATCATCACCGACAGCAACAATAAAAGACTCATACATATTAACACGCGCTGTCTCAAAACTACCCAACCCATCTTCATCCATTTCTTCTACGGTTCCAGGATCGTAAACGGTTGCACCCGTATATGCTGCCATATCATCTAGGAACATGGATGCGCCGTTTGGGAGACCAGATCTAGGGGTCTTAATAGGAATGATCGTAAGGCCGCCTTTTGTTGTTTTAGCAAACTTATCTAAAACACTGTCTGCAAAACCATGGGCGAATACTATAATAGGGGTTCCGTCGGAAAACCCACCGTCATCAGAAACTACATCTTGAATTAGTCCAGGAACTTTGAGGTCGTTTAATGAGCCATCAAACAGAACTACATGCCCCTTATCCATCTTGACTTGTTGATTTGCCTTGTCATTGATGAATGCGGGTCCAATTTGACCCAAATCTTTAAGTCCAGTTGTAACTATATAACCTTCAGATGGCTCAACATAAGTTTTACCACCCTGACTCTCATTGATTAATACAGTGCCGTCATCGCCAGCCTGCATTACTGCCCGCACGACAACATTAGCAATCTCTTTGTCACCATTAGCTGATATTGTAGCTACAAATTGTAACTGCTCTTCACTATTAACTTTAATTGCTACATCGCTAAGAAAAGAATTAACAACGCTACTATATGCATCATTAAGTTCATTGATCATGCGCTGTGGATTATATTTAGGCCGCGTGGACAAGAATTTCTGCCCTTCTTTTACTAAAGCATCGGCCAATACTATGGCAGTAGTAGTACCGTCACCAGCTTCTTTTGCTGTATTAATACAGATTTCTTTTGCAGCTTCTACTATAGTATTAGCTGCTGCATCAGCAACTCCAATATTCTTAGCGACTGTGACGCCGTCTTTCGTAACAAGCGGAGGCATGCCATCTCGCTCAATAAGCACGGGATTTCCGCCTGGTCCAAGCGTCGCGCCAACTATTGAAGCCATATCATTGATAGTTTGACTTACTAGATCTCTAATCTTATTTTTATCAGCTAGAATTTGCTTTGCTTTTACTTTATTAAACATTGCTCTTCGTCTCCTTAATAAACTTCTCATATCGCTTCATGCGCTTTGGATCAACTTCAAATCCGTAGAAACTATGACCGAGTTTTAATGCTGCCTGTACAGTAGATTGATTCCCCATCCACGGATCAAACACTATTGATCCTGGTAAGGAGTCAGTCATCCGGAGTAGAAGTTCGGCAAGATCATTAGAAATAGACTCATCTAGTGATCCAGTTTCAACTTTCCAAGTATTTCCTGGGCACGATATTTCAGAGTCAGTTTTTAGATACTGCCGTATTGGTAGGCGATCTAAGTTCCAAACATCTCCGTTGCAGAAATACAAAACGTACTCATGAGAGTTAACTAAGTTAATCTCTGATCTCTTACCTGGATACCAGGTCTTCTGAATAACAATATTATCTATATGATTAAAACCAGCACTACTCATATATTGGGCAACTTGAAATGGTCTAGCTTTGGCCTCAACAGGTGCATAACAGATCAAAAATACGATACCGTTTTTAACCATATGACTTTTTAACTTAGTAGCAAACTCTTGCATCATCGAGTCATCGTACCCATCGCGCTTACGAATAGGCACTCTTGTGATACAGAGTTCTATATTTGCGGGCCAGACTGCATCTGAGTGAAAGGGGCTTAAATTAGATATGCGGATATTGGATGTGAAAAGTTTTGCCAAATTATCGCTCACATAGCCTCCTATGGTACTATGTGAGCATTATACTTAATTATTAGGCTCCTGTAGAGCCAAATCCTCCAGTACCGCGATCAGTTTCTGTATCTACTTTATCAACTTGCACCATGAAGTACTCGTTGGAATGTGGATTCATTGTGATCTGAGCAATTTTGTCGCCTTTCTTAATCTCTATTGGTTTGATATTCATGGACTGCCCGTCATCTGGGTAAAAACCCCCTTTAGCATTTGCTATCCACTTAAGTCCCCAGTTGAGATTAGTAGCAATAACATGTGGAACGCCGCGATATCCTTCATCTACAACACCGGCATATACCAGCATACCTTTAGAACCCAATCCAGATTTGGTCTCAATTTGGGCCCAAGATCCAGCAGGCAACTTCATGCGGATATTAAGTGGATGCTTAATAATTTGACCTGGATACAAAGTTACATCTTCAGTCGCATATACGTCAAAGCCAGCATCGGTACGATTAGCTTTAGCTGGAAGTTTTCCACCGTCTAAAACCTCAACTTCAATCTTAAATGCCTGTTCACGAAGTTGCTGCAACTTCTTCATATGCTCTGCCATACGCTCACCCTGTTTTTCAATGTCGGCCGCAATAAGATTTTGAGCTAACTCACTATTTATAGTTTGCTTATCTAATTTCATACAACCTCCAGATTGTTACCAGCGCATTATACAAATAAAAAAAAATTTTCATTTTGACTCCAAAAAACATGTTTTCGCGGGTAAAATAAATTTGTATATACCCTACCATACCATTCTATACATTTCTTATTAGAAAATACATACGCGCGCTATGCGCGCGTGTTATGCAGGCGCTTCGCGCCTGCATGTAAGGTTTAGAAGAGAGTGTATTTTTAAGGAAGTGGTAGTGTGAGGTCCAAATCTATTACTTCAAAGTCAACTACTGCACCAGCATATGGAAAGTAGTTATCTTTCACTATCTCAAGTCTCTTTTTAAGAGGTTCTGCCCTATGAATATTAGCCATTATGAGGGGGTGGATCTTGTCTATAAATAAGTCTAACTCTTGTTCAGAGTTAAAAATCATGTAGTCTAGATATTTATTGTGCTCACCAAGCAGTATGAGAATTTTCATTTTATGCCATATTTTAGTCTTAAAACTTTCTCTTCTCTAAAAGAGAGATCTTGCAGGGAAGATGTTATGGTGTTATTAAGTTCGTTTTCCATTGCGGAGAATGATGGACTATTGTTGTCAGTGAGAGTATCGCTGTACCGAACATCGCTATCTTCTACAATTAGGTCATCTATACTAGCTAGAGGTGCACCAAAATTTATGACATCATTAACTTTATCTATGGATACTCCAGCTCGTTCAGCTATCTCTTCGTGAGTCGGTGACCTACCGAACTCAGTAACAAATAAGCTAACAGCTTTAGAAACTTTATTATATGTTTCCACCATGTGGACAGGAAGTCGTATTAGGCGGTTTTTATCAGCTATGGCACGTGTTACTGCTTGCCGTATCCACCAGGTAGCATAAGTGGAAAACTTATATCCACGCTGGTACTCGAACTTCTCAATAGCCTTCATCAGCCCTATATTTCCCTCTTGAATCAAATCTTCAAGAGGCATTCCACGACTACTGTAGGCTTTAGCTACTGATATTACTAGTCGAAGATTGGCTCGAATAAGCTTATCTTTTGCTCTACTGTCACCAGCTAAAATCTGCTTTGCAAGTTCGACTTCTTGTTGATAGGTTAAAAGAGGTGTTTTTGCGGCCTCTTTCATGTAGAGTTTTAGAATATCTGTGTCGCTCATCTCTGTCCTTAGTTTTTTAGAAGTATTCGCTCCAAATCATGGGCTATTACATCGAACTCTGATGCACCATAAGTTATCTCGATTATACAATAGTGATGACAGTGGAGCATTAGTTTTTCTAAAAGATCTAAGTTATCAATGTGGATATACTGCATAGTGTGTGAGTATTCATCTAGTTTAAATACCTCAAAATATACAGCTTTAATAACACCGAGAAAGGAATATTTGGCGGTAAGATCTTCTTTATTGATCTTTTTATAGTGCATCCAGACACGAATATTGACGTGGTGACCGTAACTGAGAGCATCTAGCCTAATTTTTTCGACAATGACGTGTTTTTTGGGACGATAGAAGAAGCGACTCGGTGTTAATAGAGCAGTAAGGTCTTTTTTTCGTGTAGGCGAGGCATTTGTCAACCAGCCCTGGTAAACAATAGTAATAGCCATTTTACCAACCTAATAAAGATAAGGCCTTATTACGTTCCTCTTGTTTCTTTTTGGCTTCTTCAAGAATTTTTTGCTGCTCTTCTGGCGATAGAGCTTCAAATTCTTCTACTTCACGAAACTTCTGTCGAAATACTTCTTTAGTCGGCCAATGCAGACCGCAGAGTTCACCTTTATGAGAGTTATCAATACAGATAGCAAATAGTGTATTGTTATCAATATGTTCTCTTAAAGTGCCGTTATGGCCATATACCATAAACTTACTCTGCGGAACATATGGAACATACCTATTCCAGATAAAATAATGATCTCGACTATAAGGGTCATCTGGAACATATTCTAAACTTGTTATAGGAGCATGACTTACAAAGAGGTCATCTGTTTGAAAGTATAGGGGACGTTTTTTAAGCCAACTTAAATGTGACTCTGGAATTTTTGCGCTAGATAGATCTGTTTGGCCCTTTTTTAAATAAGACCTTAATGTAGCAGAGCCGCCATTGTACATCCAATCCTGGTAACCACTGAATCTATTACTGTCTATCATCATATCTTCATGGTTGCCGTAGATGGCTTCAGCTTTACCTAGTTTTTGATGTCTCATAAACCATTGAATAACTTGCTTAGATTGTGGACCACGATCGATCATATCACCAACAGATAGTATTAGATCGGCTTCAGGCATTTTGGCTAGAAGTTTCTGAAACTCATCAAAGCGACCCGCAATATCGCCGATAATATTGATCTTCATCTGCTTTCCTCAATATAACCCATATTTACCTCAGATGGTGCTCCCGACGGGACTCGAACCCGCATCTCTGACTTTTAGAGGGTCGTGTTTTAGCCATTAAACTACGGGAGCAATATCTTTATACTAAAGGAAGCGATTTCAATAAGCTTTCTAGTGTTAGACCCCAAGCTGCTATAGCTGTCTGCTGATTGCCGATATCTGGTTCATAGAATTCATTGTAAGAATTAGTTGTTGACTTTATTTTACTCGACCATTCTTGAAGTTGTTCAAGATTTCTCACTTTTAATAAGACAATAGTTTCATTTTTCCACAGCAACTGATCTTCACATTGACCGCACCGGCAAGGTATCCTGTTATCGTATAGCATGAATTCAGCTACCGCATGAGTAGCCTGAACTGCTTGCTGGGATTTTGACAAATCTCCGCGCACCAAGACATATAGCTTGTTAACCATTTGATGCCTCAACTGATATCTCACTATATTCTTTCATTATAGAGTCTATAAGTGACCAGTTGGGTTCATTTCCCTCTTTCACCTTATTCTCTATTTGCTGATACTTTTTTCCACGAAGTAAGCAATAAGCAATATGGAGATGACGGTAATCACCTGCCGGTTTATTTCTAGCGAAGATATAATAGGTGTCCCACAGGATTTTGCCGCGCTGACAATCCTTGTAAAGGTGTTTTTCTGCACGAATAGAGAGAGCCAATTCTTTAAGACGATTTTTAAGTTCTTTGATTTTCATATGTTACTCCATTTATTAAGTTAAGATACAAACTATATAATGGAGTAATGCTAGGGAGGTTTAAATATGGGGCGTATCTACATCACTTCAGGATTCCTTTTTCTATATCTTTTAAGATATCGCTTATCTCTTCTTCATTGGGACCTTCGGGGAGAAGATCTCTCTTAGATTCTACCATGGTTTCTGGTTTTAAGAATAATTCGCGTTCTGCTTTTCGTCTGCGAACTAAACCCGGCAATTCCTGTCCTTTTGACTTAGTCCACTTTAAGAACTCATCAGCTGCACTCTTATAGTCTAATACATTCAACTTCTTAAGAAGAGTCGAGCTTTTAAGGTTGCCTGTTCCACAGTTAAAAGCAAAGGAGACGAGCGCGGAGAATTGATTGGAGTTGAGAGGTACTTTAACTAACCCCTGAACCTCTTTTTCAAATTTTGAAAGATGGAATTTAAGGAGTTCAGTGACTTGATCTTCTGTCATGGGAGGGTCAGTCATAGCAACTTTTCTACCATCTTGGTAAAAAGTAGCTCCCACACCGATAGTTGGAATGCCTACTGGATCTTTATATGGGGCTAGTCTAACCCCTTCAAAGTTCTTAATTAACTCAATACCTTCTTCATTGATCTTCATAACTTACTCCCTGTAAGCTATTATAACCTATCTAAGACCTATATCTTTTTCAAAATCATTATTATCATACAGTTCGCTAACTAGAACCTCAACGAGTCTATAGCCAAAATCTTTTATAGCGAGATTTATCTCCTGATTTATAGCTCTACGAACACTCATACGAACAGCAGCCCCTATTCTATCTTCTCCATCCAGCATCTCATACTCTGAACTACCGCCGCTATGATAATAATTTCTTACAAAAGTATCTAGTTTTCTCTTAACCTCATCTTTATCTCTAAACATCATATCTCCTTAATATTACAGGGAATTGTTTTATACAGCTTTAAGCGCTGATCTGCATGTCTCGATAGCATCTTGGATCCGGTTGGGCGATAATCGAGAACTAATACTTGGGTTTTAGTTCCCTGTCTACGCAGACCGCGACCTAAATTTTGCCATAGTGGACCTTTACTGGCTACAAAGTTAGCCAAGATTAGTACATCGACATTTTTAGTGTCTGTTCCCTCTCCGACCATACTATCGGTACCGATTAAGCCTGGGATAATACTAGCATTTAGTTGTTTCACATACTCTTTAGACTGTTTATCGTCGCCGGTGGCAAATGGGAGACCTAGTTTCTCTGAAAGCATTCTTCCGTGCTCTTTCTCATCCACTAGACACAGGACAAACTTACCGGCATCCAAGCATTTTTGGATGTCCTGAATTAGCCTATGATTCATCTCGTCTGAGTTTAACACATGGGCTTTGTAGTTTTTAATCTTGTCTTCAGGGTATTCACGGCCAGTTGTTTCAACATTTCTCATGATTATTGTAGGAAAGGCTAACCAATTATTCTGTATTCCCCATACAATGTCTCGCTTTATCAGCACCTCACCTACGCCAGCCTGGATCATTACATCTTTGCCATCAGACCTAAAATCTGTAGCAGTGAGTCCGAACATCCTGCCTACAGAAGATAGACTTTTAGCAATAGTGAAGAATGTATCTGCAGGAACATGGTGGACTTCGTCAATAATAACGAGTCCAAGACCGTGTTTCACAAATTTATCGACATGGTTATTAACTGATTGAGCTATTCCGACCGTAATATCTTTTATCTGTTTCTTGCCGTCGCCGAAGAAACCAACTCTAGTATCACCAAATGCGGCACAGAGTTCTTCGTAGAAGTTTTCCGCAATACTCTTATTTGGACACAGCACTAGCGTTTTTCTGCCTATAGATCTTATAGCATACACTGCAGTGAGGGTCTTGCCTAATCCTGTTGCAAAGTTAATAAGTCCACGATAGTTATCTGTCATTAATGACACTGCTTCGCTTTGATAATCTCTCAAATCATGGGGTTTAGTTTTCCACGGCAGAGCTATCGGTGATCCTGTGTCTTGTCTATTATCTTGAACTACTTGGTTTTTAAATAAGTAGGAAAACCCTGATGGGATAGTTATCACCCCATCTTGTTCTTGCATCAATGAGCCTTTGGAATTAGCAACCAGTTTTTTATAGTATGGAGAGTTGCGTTGAAATGGATTCTTACTCATCTTTCTAATCTGATATTCTTTAGATTTATCAGTATAAGAAAGAATTTCATTTAGTTTACTTGCATATTCAGTAGTATAATCTTGTATTACTATCGTATCGTTGTTGATTTCAATATTCACATCGTGTTCCGTAATTTCGTGTAAAATAAAAACCGATACGAATACGTATCGTGAATATTTTACCATTTGGAGATAATAATGAAAAGTCCGAATTATGCTGGCAAACTTAAGGATAGCTTGTTTTGGTGGTTAGGTAAGCGTCGACCATTCATTATCAATGAAGAATATAAGATAGAACTTCTCCATATTGATCGAGAGCACGGTAGTGCGAAAATCAGAATCACAAATCTTAAAACATCTGATATCATAAGTCAGGAGATTGCTAATGGCGAAGATCTCACCTGATCGTAAGGGTGCTGATCGGATCTTCGAGAAGTGGAAAAGCACCTTTCGCGATAAACCTAAAGGTAAAGATTACCTTTACGAAAACTTTAGTGAGCTATTCTTCGAGATGAGTCGTAACTATATTGTTTCAGATATCGCTTATGAGTACGTGAAACAAGCAGCTACACTCCATCTTCCAGATAGCTATATCGTAGATAGAACATATAATAGCTCTATGTCTCGAAAAAGTCAGACTAAAGCTGAGTTTTTTGAGGGATGGAAAGCCCTTATCTTCGATAAAGCAACTCAAGCCTTTTATGACATCTATCCACTGGAATCTGGTGCAGATTCTGCTGCAGAAAAGATACAGCTGCCAAAAGGTATGTCTAAAAAGGAGTACGTTCTTCAGCGACAGCACGCGAGGGAATTTCCTCTTCTTGACCTGTCTGCAATTATGGAATCGTATAAAACCATTCAAGATGAGAATTCAGTATCATTTGATGATTTACTAGGAGATTTTGATGGCAAAGATAGACCAGGACAAGATTAACAAAATCTTGCAAGGTTCTCCTAAAGAGTCTGCGCAACTAGAAGTTTCGTATGACGATATTGATGGTTTTGGGAGCAAGGATGATGTTGTAGCGATGTTTAAAAACATTGCTAAATATAACTCCATGCTTAAAGAGCGAATCACATTCATCAACGCTACAATTACAGCCGCTATACCTTTTACCAAAGAAAACCTCTATCTCATATGTGGTTACTCTGGTAATGGTAAATCCACGATCGCTGCCAACGTATCCTATCCTCTCTGGCAAGAAGGCAAAAAGTCTCTCGTTATCACAAACGAAGAGTCGAAAGAAGACGTATACTTTCGTATTGCTTGCTTGCATTTAGGCTATAACTTTAATGAGTACAAAAAGGGATTAATGCCGGTTACGCGACAGCGCGAGTGCCTAGCTTTAATCCCAAATATTGCAGCGTTTGTAAAAGTTGCAGATGTCAATTTTAAAGTTGGTAAAGTAGAAAATGCAACAGCGACTGTAGAAGGTGTAAAGGCCCTAATGTCCTCTATTAAAAACAGCGACTACTCATGCGTTATGCTTGACTACTATCAGCTGATAAAGAGATCTGTGGAGAGACCAGATACTGGGTCTTATGAGGTCTTGAATGATTTTCGTATCTGGCTAGGGCAGTTTATTAAAAGAGCAGAGATACCTGTTGTCGTGTTTGCGCAGCTTCACTCGTTAGGCAAGCGCAACAACAAGGATCTCGATAACCGCATAAAGCACTGTCCAGACATTTATGAGCCATCAACAGTCGTTATCGAAGTTATTCCTAACTTTGAAGAGAAGACATCTGACTTTTTAATCCATAAAGATCGTTTCGGACTCGCTGGCACACGCATTGCCTGTGCTTTTGAAAAAGGTCGATATGTTAATATCTCTGAGGAAACTCTAGCTAAACTGAGAGATGAAAAAGTAAGCGATTTGAAGAACCTGATAGATGGTGAAGAATCGGAGAACAAAGATGAGTGACGATCTTGCTATATCTACTAAACATTGCTTAATTTGTAAAGGTGGCCGTAAGAACGCTTGCCTTCATTGGCATGAGAATGAAGATGACGGAGGTATTTGGGTATACTGCGTTGGTAAGTGTAAGCGCGGATACTCGATACAGGAGTACTGTACGCTCGCTGGCCTATCTTTGCACGAGTTTCTTAAGAACGATTTTGAGTTTGAAGAGAAGCGACCAAATGAAGTTCAGAAGATGGCGTGGCCTAAGAACTTTATTCCACTGTACGATACTCGCGCTAAGAAGGGTGTGGAGTATATAAAATCTCGCGGACTTGATCCTGATGAGGGAATGTTCTACGACGTTGAGCGTGAGGGCATTGTCTTCCCTTTCTACTACGAAAATGTCTTTTGCGGTGCACAGGTAAGATTTATTACTCCTCGCACAACCGAGGACGGCGAAGAATGGAAGATAACAACCCTCCCTGGGACGAGGTTAGGACTACTAGTATTCAACTATAATCAAGTACCTTTTAGAACCAACATCAAAGCAGTAGTAGTGTGTGAAGGTGCATTCAATGCACTAAGTATCCAGCAAACATTCAACGAGATCCATGGCGGTATACTTAACAACCCGTTCAAGGCTATTGCGCTGTCCGGATCAGGTGTATCAGATCATCATATTGAGCTCCTAAAAGACCTAAAAGATCAGGGGTATCGTATAATCGCGGCACCAGATACAGATGCCGCAGGTTTACATATGCTGAATAAGCTTAAAGAAGCAGAAGTGATAACGCACTATGCTCTCACTAATGATGATGAGCTGGACTGGAATGACATGCTTAAGACTCTCGGAAAGAGAGAGTTTGCCAAATTTTTTCTTGGGAGTGTAAAGAGTGTCTAATGCTAAGCAAGAAGTTGAAAAACTGATACAGAAAAGACGCGACAAGATACGCAATGCCCGTCGTAGGCAGGTGCGGCAAGAAGATGTATACAAGATAATTGTGGATTTTATAAAAGATATGGATAAGGCGACATCCGGTAGTAGATCCTTCGTAGATTTCGACAGTAGCTTAAACGAGGCTGCACGAAAACTGGATGCAGGAATCTCCAGACTAGATCCTAGAGCTAACGTTCGGATAGTATGGAACAAAGATGATGACCTTGAGCAGGGATGGAATGAGCTTCAAGTCGATAGCGTAGTGATAAACTGGAGTGAGCACTTCTACAAGAAAACTGGCAGAAATAAAGAAGAGACGGTCGATATCGGTCATCTCTTTCTTGAGGGATACTTTAGTTAGAGCCTGATTACTCAGGCTCTTTTTGGTATTAGAGTTCTTGGACCGTCATAGATCTATTCAGGAGCCCTGATGTAGTGGTTCCAGCCGTTCTAGACCTAAAATAACAATCTATTTTATGCTGTCCAGCAGGCAATCTTACTATACAGGAAACAGAGTGCCAGTAATATCTACCGGCAACTGCCTGCTCTGTCATAGAATCTACCGATACAGCTGCTCCATTAACAAATATCTGTAAACTTGACTGTCCATCTATAGTTCCATGAACAAGAGCGGCCTGTGCCTGGATACTAAAAGTTTTGTCTGTTGAAGCATATACTGTAGTACTTAAATCAGCAAGTGGTACAAAAGTTGTTAAAGCAGTCGATGGTCCCGACGAAACAGCTGCTGTTTGTGCCCACACCTTCACCGGAGTAACCTGCTGCTCACTGAACTTGCGCTTGTCCATCATCGCACAGCTACCAACAGCGAGGGTGTTCTGGAGTACACCTGGACCGTTGAAGACTGGAGCGTGGACTGGGGTGATGATGTCGATTGCTTGTGACAACATGTAAGAACTGGCCACATTATTAGTGGCTCTTACCTTATATAGTGCCAACGGTAAATTAGATACCCTTATACCGCATCCACTAGTACTAGCTGCATCGTTAAAGTCTGCTATGCCAGTACTTGCAGTAAAAGTTACACCAGTTCCATAGGCACTCGTGTTTCCGGATATAGTCGGAAAGTTTGTGGTATTTAAGTTTTGAAGAGAACCACCTGAAGATAGGTTCTGAAGACTAAACTGTATACTAGACGATATATTCGATGCAGCCGAGGATCTGTACTCAAACCCAGTACCAAAAAATGTGTACTCGAAGTAGGCGTTTAACCTGTTCGTCTCTCCTCCAAATCCAGTAGGCAACGAAGGTAAAGGTGCGCCTCCAACTGACCAATCTACAGAGCCAGTACTTCCATTAACGTAAACTAATTCTCTAGCTCCAGATTTGCGCAATGTCCCTGCTGCTATTGTATCTATGCTTGCTGTAGAATTTGGACTAAAATCCCCCATCAAGTAGTACTGTCCCAAAGATACAGCTCCAGACGGCAGAGAAGGCGCAGTTGGGGCATAGACGATAAACTGATGTACACACGGTATAAAAGTAGAGGCCGCCGTCCTAGTCATTTTGATAGTATGAGTGCCGTAAGACAAACCAGATACTATCTTCTCTACTCGTTTTGTAGTAGATCCAGTAGTGTTCAGGTTACCTGCTGATGCACCATCTATTGTAATTGCATATGTATCTGATCCACCTGATGCACTATCTTGTCGAACGATGTCTAATCCAGTCCCTATAAATGTTATAACCCAAAAATCACCGTTGTTAGCTACAGCTAAAGCTTCTGGTGTATCTGCCCTAACGTGTACATTCTGTCCAACCAAGGTAGTTGTTCCGTCATCTAAGGTAAAGGCTCTATTACTCGTAGTACTTGTTAAACTACTAAAATCATCAGTCCGTCCAGCCCCAAACTCACGCCAGTGGTAGGTGCGAATCACCTCTTCGTTGGCATGATTGGCGCTAGTTAAAGTTAGTGCTGCACCCGTATCCGCATACCTGATATCTTTAGCGATCGTTCCGTCGGCCTTCTGGTACACCAGCACGCATCCACCCTTGGTGCCTGCTGTGCCGTAGGTGTTCGTGAAGCCTGAGCTGTACGAAGACGTGGTGAGGGACGGAGAATACAGCCTACGTCCGCCTGCATAGCTGGTGCCTGGAGTCTGCTGGATGGTGGAGTTGGTGTTGAGGACTTCGTAGCCAAATATGAGAAAAGTACCGTTTACAATACCTACTTTAACCGTGTGTAACCCTAATGAAAGGTTTGATGCTATATTAATTACTCTGTTCATAGAATAATTGCGACCACCTAAAATACCTGAGCCAATATTTAATATATTTGACTGAGCCACTCCATCGATCGATACACTGATGTCTCTTGCAGCTACATCGGTGTAGGTGAGTAAATTGAGACCTGTACCATAAAACGTAATTTCGGCATAAGAACCTAGAACATCTGTATAGCAACTCTGCCCAGAAGCAGAGTTGCTAGAGAACCAGCCCCCAACCATTCTTATAGCATCGTGCTGATCGTTCATCGGTTTGAATACTCTCTCACCGTTGGGTCCAGTCTCACCCTGAATCTCTTGGATGCTCTGTATCATCACTCGCTCGACACCGAAACGAGGCATAAGATCTTGGCTGAAGTCGGTGCACTGAGCGCGCTTGACTACAGTGGTGTATGGAGCGGCTACCTTTGATAGATTAACAAAAGATCCAGCACTCGCGCTAACGGATTGATCAAGCTGCTGTATCTGTATTGGTGACTTACTCATCTAATCCCTCTTTATGGTTGTGCTGGCCAAACAATTGCTTCTACGCTTAAACTATCTTCTGGAAGATCGCGCAGTGCTTGACGATATGCTGCCCAAGCTGCCTTCTGGCTCTCTGATAGAGGAGCATCGACAAGCTGTGTCCAGTCGCATGCCGCAAGTTTGGCGTTTCTCTCTGCTCGCATTGCTTCCCAGCTTGGACTATTTCTCTCAAGGCTGTCGACTAGCTCAAGCTCTCCGTCTTCGTTCTCTACTACTTTAGCGTTAGACGGACTGATACCTTCTGGTACTTCTAGCCAGCAGTGCTCTGCCCCTAGTTCTCCAGAGGCACTTTTGCCTGCGTCGTCGACACATCTTATCATCTTTTTATAATCAGGAGACTCACTGTTCTTGTCTACCATCCACCAAAATGCCATATCACATCTCTTCTAGTTGTTTGTTTAATTATAGCTCGCGCACCGTCAGTGTACGGTTAGCAGATACAGCTGTTACTGTCATACCAACGTTCTCGTTCCACCAGTAGACATCTATCTTGTGTGTTCCAGCTGGGACCTGAAATACTCGCTGCAGGTTAGACTCAAAAGTTGCTCCACCAGTCTGAAGATACTTTGAAGAACCAGGCGGCTGTATTACACCGTTTATGAATATGAGAGCAGAAGATGTATAGCTGTTTACTGAGTTACTCATGTTACCAGCAAAGGAGACAACAATTGGGTTACCGCTAGTCTTGATAGTACACGACATATCAGGAACAGGGATGTATGTGGCAGCTGGAGAACTTAAAGTTGGATTACCAGATATTCCAATAGCCTGTGTCCAGGGCTTGATCGTCGGGATCTGCTTAGCATCAAAGGATCTCTTGTCCATGATTGCACAGCTGCCGACAGATAGCACATTCTGAAGCACGCCTGGACCGTTGAAAGCTGGAGCATGGACTGGAGTGATTACATCCATGCTGTTTATGTTTATGCCAGCAACGCCGGTACATGTGAGTGTAACCTTATACAGTCCAAAGCCAAGCCCGCTGATGTTGAGTCCACATCCGTCAGATGCATTTGCTGTACCTGTACCGCTTGCTGCAGTAAAGGAGTTTCCATAAACAGATACCGTATATCCGCTGAAGTTCGTGATGGTTGTGTTGGTTAGTATATTCAAAACAGAGATGGAATAGGTGGTTGCACCGTTGAATCTCAGATCAAAGCCAGATCCTAGGAATATGGAGCTAGCAGTTCCGCCGTTGGTCGTACCTTGAACCGCCTGTCCTGTAGGTGCTGTAAGAACATTTATTGCAGACCATGTGCCTGTATATACCCATTCCCTTAAACTTGCTTTACGCAACAGACCCTGCCCAATCCTGTCATGTGCTACCGTAGTATTGGGACTATAATCCCCCATCAAGTAGTACTGCCCAAGCGCAACTGCGCCAGATGGAAGAGTAGGAGTTTTAGGAGCATAAACTACTAGCTGGTGGATGCCTACCGTAAATATGTTAGGGACATTTCGCTGTATTCTAACTACGTGGGTGCCGTACTGCAACCCAGAGCAGATTTTTTGTACAACTTTCAGATCAGTAGTAGCTGTTTGGGTCCAGTTACCTACAGAAACTCCGTCTATAAATACCTCGTAGGCATTGGCATTGGTCTGTGTACCGGTTCCGTCACCGCTCCATACTACGTCTAGACCAGTGCCGACAAAAGTGAACACAGCAAATCCAGTACTATTACTAACGATGTTTAGAGCATCGTTGGTGCTTCTTGCTTGTACGTCATTACAATTCAATCCAGTTACGTTGTCATCTAGTGTAAAATAGCGATCAGTTGTTGCTGTTGTTACTGTACTAAAATCATCAAAAGCCTGTCCAGCATTAGCAGTATGTCTTCCGCACCCAAACTCTCTCCAGTAATACGTTCTAACTACCTCTTCATCAGCCCTGTCTGCAGCAGATATAGAAGATAGGTAGGTTGCAGCACTGGATCTTGTGGGTGTAAGTGCTTTAGCTATAGTTCCATCAGATTTCTGGTATACAAGTACGCATCCACCTTTTGTGCCTAGAGTACCTGACTCAAAGTTTGCACTATATGAAGATGTTGTAAGAGAAGACGCTGTAAGTAGCTTGCCGTTGACAGTAGAGCTGCCTGGAGTATACTGTAGAGTACTGTTTGTGTTAAGGACTTCGTAGCCCAAAGTATATACTGTAGCCGTTGTCGAGACGATCCTTACAGTATGTACACCTAATGTTAGACCGCTGACTAAGTTAAATACTAAATTTGGAGAATAACTTCTCTGATTTATCGCGGGGCTTACTTGATTATTTACTGTAGACGACAATACGCCGTCGACGTAAACTTGCATCGCTCGGTTTGTTCCGTCTCCATAGCACAGTATGTTGAGGCCAGTTCCATAAAAAGTAATCTCAGAGTACGAGTTAAGTGTAACACCCACAAGTTGACCGCTGTAATCATTCTGCTGACCTATTGAGCCAACAAACCTTATGGCATCATGCTGGTCATTAATTGGCTTGAATACTCGCTCGCCGTTCGGTCCAAACTCATTCTGTACTTCTTGCATAGCTTGTACTACTATACGGTCTATACCAAACCTTGGAAGAAGGTCGTTTGAGAGGTCAGTCATCTTGGAGCGACCAATAATAGTAGAGTGGAACAGTCCAGCAGATGGGGCTCCAGTAGCTGTAGTAGCTGTACGATAAGTTAAGTTAACAACAGGAGTTCGGAGTGAAACTCCAAGTCCAGTAACTGCTGACTCTATAGAATCTATGCGTGGAGAACTTGCCATCTTATTTCCTCATTTTCTTAACTTATTCTACCTTATTATTTATCAGCGTAGAATGCTTTATAGTTCGGCGTCGGCTGCCCAATGACCGCGATATGATGTACTGCCGCCACCTACTGTTTGATAAATATTAAAACATCTATCCGCCACAACAGGAACACCTAATGTTCCAGCTACGTTTGTCGTCGATAGCCAAGCACCTGTATTATTACCATAAAAAGTAATACCTGAAGTTCCTCTTTTTGTTACTTTAAAACTTATACAAGCTGTATCGTTGGCTGTAGCACCAGCAGTAAAAGTATTCTGTGCTCCAACTTCAGTTAATAGCGTAGATGCCGATCCACCATTAGCTGGAACTGTATTTATCTCAAAGCTCTTCTCGTAGTATCTCTGACACATGGCTAGCTCGTCACCAACCGTGCGTCCAGCTCGCTTAAAAGGTATGTCTATTGTAGAGGCAAAAGAACCTACATAAAGAGCCATTTGCGCTATTTGAAATGTAGCCGACGAGGTTCCTAACCAATTAGTTTGTCCAGATGCACCAAGCTTATTGCCGGATTCCCAGGTATCTAGTGTCGTAGCCACTGCTGTTCCTACAGAAAGAGCAATACCGATAGTTAGAGCACTATTATTATCAAATACCCATGTGCCACCAGTATCCATTGCAATATCTTTGGTTATTTTTGTCCATGTATTGGCCGACGATATTGTGAAAGTAGTTACTCTTGATCTAGTTTGTGCTGCATTTTGAAGATATATGCTATAAGTTCCAGTTAAACTAGTTTTAGCCCAAAACTGAACCCTAATTGTTTTTTGATGTATATAGGCAAAATCTAGACCCTCCATCTTATATTGGATATTAGCATAAATATTGCCGCTAGGTGTTGTAGTAGAGTTAGCAGTAGCTAATAGACTATATGAACTCTGAAATCCAGACTGAGCAACTGTAGGCACATCCGTGGATCGTGTTACAGTGACTGAGTTTGCTACTGTATTTTGAAAGAAAAATCTATCAGCAGTATATAGGTTAGTGTTGTTAACTATAGAAAACGTTGTGTTTCTCTGCCAAAAATCAAAGTTTCCGTTGATGATCAGGTTAGGCACGTCGTTTCCAAGCATAACGCCGGATATCGGCTGCTGAAACGTGTGTGTACCAGACCATGTTTTATTTCCAGCAACAGTCTGCGTTCCGGCGGTGAGTTCTCCACCGTTGCTAGCTGATGCGTCTTTCCTCACAAGTTCAGTCATATGTTTAGTTCCTTATTGAATATCGCTTTATTATCTATTGAAAACATGTGCTAATTCTTCATGACATAGAAGTGCCGGTAAGTTCCTCGACGATAAATATTCCTGATTCCAAAGTGCCACCACCCAAAGTACCAGCGCTATTAGGGTTATCATAATAATCTAATGCGAAATATATACGATCATTTGCGGTTAATGATCCTATAAATTCAGTACTGCACATTGCGTAAGGCCTATTAGATCCCACAGAGCCATTTTGCGATTGATTAAAGCCTCTTGTACCTATTTGTGAACCAGCAGCAAAAGTGCCTAGTGAAGCTGATTTTCTGATATGTAGTATTATTCTAATGCCGTTATTCAATGTAGTAGTACCAGTCCCCCCACATTGAACAAATATGCGATAAATACCTGTTCTTGGTATATCAATCGAAGATAAATTAGCGCTTAATGTTCCAATATCAACGGTACTAGTTTGAGCTGTTCCGGTTATATTTGACGTTTCGCTTTTGTACTTTATAAATCTAGTACCGGATTTTAGCTGTCCACTGAACGTCTTATCGCCAGCAAAAGTCTGTGCTCCGCCTGTAACATTCTGTCCAGCTTGAGTACTGTGTGAATAGTCAGCCATTATGCCCTCACAATCCAGCCGCGAGAAGAGCTCACGAATATGAACTCAGCCCAGGCGTTATTAACGTTGATGATGTAGTTGTCTGCGGTACCTAAGATGTTGTTACCGTTTCTGCTCACTGTCAGGTTGAACGTGCCGAACGTGCTCATCGCATCCATAAGTACAACTCGGTCCCCGATGCTTGGTGAGGCAGGAAGAACGAAGGTTCCGGCGCCAGTGGTGGTGTCGAACAGCACCTGATCTACTGGACCGACACCTGTTCTGTCTGAGAGAGAGCTGGTGCTAGATATAGACCTGTATCTCTGCAGCTTCTGCACGTTGTCGCCGAAACTCTTGAGGTCGACATTGTTAGGAGCAGCTTGGTATGTAGAAGTTGGGTTACCCGTTGCCAGCGCAAGGTCTGGAATCATCTTGTCTATCTGTCCAGCCAGACTCTCGATAGCTTGATCGCGAGAGGCGCTTGGACGGTTTACGAGAAGACCGTTACTGATGACGAGCACATTCCTGTCGTACGCCTCAGTGGAGTTCATGCGGATGATTGTGCCTAGTCCAGAACCGTTGTCGACTTCCTGGTAGTTGCCGTCAGCAGAAGGCGATGCGGTAGCGTTGCCGCTGTTGCGGAACTGCTGTACACCGTCGACGAACACGAGCACTGCACCAGCTTGCTTAGTTGGGTACTTGTTTACCTCAAAAGCCTCTGTTGTAGTGAAGTCCTGCTGCGTAGCAAGAAGGGTTCCAGATGCTACGAGCATGGAGGCATCTACAACTTCAAGCCCGGTAGAGGGCGAGTGGTCGACGATACCTATGAAGATCTCGTCTGCGTCGGCTGTCCAACCGTTGAAGTTGATCTGGTAGCTAGAAGAGATCGTGTAGGACAAGAAGTCCTGCAAGGTACCTTTTGACGAGCTGATGAGTGTTAGGTTCTTGCGGAAGAACAAGAGCTTGGCAGCAGTGATCTGTGCAGCAGTCGGCTGAACAAAACCAGCAGAAGACATCTCAGTGGGAGTTGTCAGAGATAGAAGGTTGATGCCGGTAGCACCAGCTGTAGCCTTATGCGCAAAAACCAACTTTTGGAACGCTATTGCAATAGGCTTAGAGCCTTCCAAATCTTGTTTTCTTATCGATGTAGCACCCGTTCCTGTTATAGCCATATAGTTAGTTCCCTATGGAATTTTTTTATTAAAAACATATACTAAAAGATATCAACTATCCGATATCTTTGTGCCCTGAAACCATGTATAGTGTTTTAAACCATGTATTGTAAAGGTCCCTGCAGAAGAGTTTGAATAACCGACTCCTACCTTGGTCCCTGCTGTCAAATACATTAGAACAGAAACGTATATAGAAAAATCATCAGCCACACCTTTAGTATTCATGAAATAATGAGTGCCATATATTTCACCTGTATTATGGTTTCTAATATTTAAGGAACTATTAGAACCTGCTGCCATATTAACTAGCATATTTGTAGAAAATAACCAAGTACCAGTTGATGGTATTGTATACCCATTTGCAGAAAATCCACCCACATTATCAAAGGCAAAGCTACTTCCAAGTCCAAAGTCTACTGTTTGGGTTACACCAGCTCCCGTATAGGATCCGTTAACAGCATTTTTATCGACTCTAAAAGATGGCTTATCAACCAAAACCTGCTCACCCTGAAACATCTTACCGGATCTCTTGAACACCAAACTGGTATTAGAACTAAAACTACCGGGTACGAGCATGACTTGGGCGATATTAAAAGTAGTAGCAGATGTTGAACCCCAGTTTACTTGACTTGACGAACCAAGTGCTACAGCAGGACCGCCGGTTGTGGTCCATGCTCCAGGAGATATGGTGCGATTCGATCCAGCTGCTAGTATGAAAGAAATATCCAAACCTGTACCACTATCTAATAACCAGGTTCCAGAATTATCAGTAACGAAATCTATCGTTTTCTTTTCCCACGTGTTTGCTGCATTTATCGTGTAGTTGATAGCCATCGCGCGAGCATAATTGCTATTTCCTAGAGCAACTGAATACGTACCAGTAGTAGTAGATTTAACCCAAAACTGCAGTCTAACAGTCTGTGCATTGTGTATGGCCTGATATTCATATCCATCAACACGGTACGTGAGATATAGGTAGTCGTTCACACCCGGAATAATCGCAGAGCCGGGTTTACTGATCGACATGCTGTATTGGCTGTTGAAACCAGACTGTGCAAAAGTTGGAACAGACGTGTCTCTGCTTAAAGTGAGTAAACTAGCGTATGCTCCGCTGAACCAAGTACGAAACTTGTCGGCGAGATAAACAGAACCTGTTGGGTTTACAGAAGATGTCCCGCGCTGCCAGTAGTCGAAGTTCCCGTTGATGATCAGGTTAGGGTAGTCATTGCCGAGCACGACACCCGTGATAGGCTGCGTAAAAATATTAGCGTTGATGCTGTCGATACCTGGCTCAGTTGGGTTGATGCCTGTAGCAAAGTCTATGCTCGTGCTACCCTGAAGCGTCGTGAAAATACCGATAGGTTTGTATGATGTAAAACCAGTGGGTCCAGTAGAGATACCTGCTAAGCTTGCTACAAGCGCAAGATTTCCAGCAGATACTACCGCGTACACGTAGTAGGTTGAGTTAGCAGCGATCGAGCCGGTATCGATGCCGTTGGCACCCGAAGCTGCGGTGCTCAGCGTGATTGTTGCGGAAGGAACGTACTGCTGGCCGCCAACGGTGACGCAGACCGGTTTCCCTGCATTAGTTGCTGCTAGAGTAATACTAGTAGTACTAGCTTTCACTATATTTGGTATGTTGTCTGGTCTTAGTACCTGTCCCATTTATTTCCTCTTATGTATTCGTCACTATTATATCAATAAGTGATTTATAGTTCTTTAACGACTAGAGAGCCACGATTACCCCATCTATAGGTAGCATTGGCATCACTGGTACTCCAGTATACATCTACTTTATGCGTTCCGGCAGCAAGTTGAACAGTAAGCTGATCTGTCGTCGTGATTGGTTTTCCAGAAACACTTGTTATAAAACCAGAAACCAGTCCAGCCTGTGTACCGTTGATAAAGATAGCGAATAAATTATCTGCGTTTATCGATGTATTGTTGTAGCCAGCATGCGTATATTCGATAGAGACTGGATTGCCTGATGTCTTAATTGTACAGCTCATATCGGGTATGGGTTGCAGTGATGTTATTCCACTGTTATTTGGGCTACTCGCCACACCAGCTGCTCGTGCCCATGCTTTAATAGGCGTAATCTGTTGCTCACTGAACTTGCGCTTATCCATGATTGCACAGCTGCCTACAGAAAGCGTATTTTGTATTACGCCTGGTCCATTAAAGGCTGGAGTATGGACTGGGGTGATTATGTCAAAACCTTCAACATAAGATGCAAATGCGCCTGATGTTTTAGTAAGTCGAACAGTATGCTTTCCAAATGGTAAACCGCTAACACAGAGCTTAAATCTACTGGCGTTTGTAGGAACACTTAGTACGCCGGTGGCAGCTGTCCAGGTAGCAGCTGTACCGCCTACTAAAATAGAAGTTGTATAAGATGACCAGTTCGTATTTCCTGGACCGTTTAAAGAAAATGTCCAGCTTGTTGCGCCGCCACCTGTTCCGCCAGAAGCATTAAAATTAAAACCAGTGCCGACAAACGTGTATTCCATGTAGTCAGTTGTTGCAGCAGTATTGTAAACACTAATTCCGTTTCTAACAGCCGATGAAAAAGTATCAACTAACCAAGATGCACCTGAATAAATGGCCTCTCTCAGGCAAGATTTTCTAAGAACACCAGTAGAGTTTGAGTCAGTTGTCACTGGAGATGATGTGTCATTAGCATAATCAGCCATCAAGTAGTACTGTCCCAAAGATACAGCTCCAGATGGTAGAGTAGGTGCCTTGGGAGCGTAGACGATGAACTGACTCACTGAAAACAGAGATGTACTAGATGTGTTGTGGATAAATTTTACAGTATGTGTTCCATACGGAAGGCCCGAGCATACCTTTTGGGTTCTTGTTCCAGTCAAAGAGTTGATAGTACCAGCACTCACGCCATCCACAAAAAACTCATATGTCGGTGTTCCGCTGCCAGTGTTTGTAAGAATAACATCAAGTCCAGTTCCGACAAATGTAAGAGTCCAGAAGTTAGTGGTACTGTTTGGTACTAGACCTTCTGTTGCTACAACTGTCACATTGGAACCTACTAGTGTAGTGGTTCCGTCATCTAAGGTAAATGCTCTATTTGATGGTGTTGTCGTTAAACTACTGAAATCATCGTTGCTCTGACCCGCATTAAGTGTATTTCTTCCGCACCCGAATTCTCGCCAATGGTAGGTTCTAACAACCTCTTCGTTAGTGTGACTGGCATTAGTTAAGTAAAGAGGTGAACCTGTATCTGTTGGTGTTAGAGCTTTAGCGATGGTACCATCAGACTTCTGATAGATAAGTACACAGCCACCTTTGGTACCTAGAGTTCCAGACTCAAAACCTGAGTTATAAGAAGCAGTAGTGAGAGAAGAAGTTGTTCGCTTACCTTCTAAATACGTAGATCCAGGAGTGTACTGGAGTGTGCTGTTTGTATTAAGGACTTCGTAGCCGGTAAAAAGATGAGAAGAAGATCCATTGCCCCTTATCTTTACCGTGTGTATACCTAAACTAAGACCCGATACAACATTATGCACTATATTATTGGAATAATTGCGCTGATTTAATACGGTTGAGCCAGATGTTCCAACAAAAGGAACTACTGTGTTGCTGCCACCATCAACAACTATATTTAGCGATTTATCACTAGTATTGTTGTGTGTTAATAAAAGGTTTAAGCCAGTGCCGTAAAATGTTATCTCTATATAAGATGTAGAATCAGCACTTGGAGCCTGCATATATTGACCATATGCATCATCATAGCTTTGAAATGCCCCAACTATCCTCACAGCATCGTGCTGGTCATTTATTGGCTTAAACACTCTCTCGCCGTTAGGTCCAGTCTCACCCTGAACCTCTTGGATACCTTGTATCATCACTCGCTCGACACCAAACCTTGGAAGAAGGTCATTTGAGAGGTCGGTCATCTTGGAGCGACCAACTACAGTAGAGTGGAACAATCCAGCAGATGGAGTTCCAGTAGCTGTAGTAGCTGTACGATAGGTTAAGTTAACATGTGTCAACTGTTGTTCTGAACTAGTTTTTATCAGTGCTCTTACCATCTACGCCCTCTTACACCGAGTATATAGCGATGTTGTCGCTGTTATCTATTGTTAACTCTCTCAAGGTTCCATCTGGCCTACGCAAGAATATCCCGCGACCACTCTGTGATCTGTCGATCGTTGCATCCGTGCTTCCCAAGAAGTTGCCTGCCAGAAGAAGAGCGTTTGCATCAGAGTTATCGAATGATGTACCTGTCGTCTGGTCAAATACCAGAGTCAAATCAGCAGGAGTTCCACCGTTGTTGAAAGAGTTTGCTGGGAACACGATAGTATTACCGCTCAAGTAGAATGACGGTGCTTTGAATACCTGTCCAGTCTCAACTAGATATACACTAAGAAGATCAGGATCTGGACGGAACTGTGTCAGCGCGAAGCTGTTGGGGTTGCTCGTCGAGTTAAACCTAAACACCTGGCGATTCTTGATACCACCGACGATACCGTTTGTCTGGAGATCGTAGAGGATGCCATAGCCTTCAAGTTGCTTACTACCTGCACTCGCTGTAATCTTAACGCGAAGATCAAGCTTTCTTCCTTTAACAGTATACTTGAGAGCAGATGTTCCAGGATCACTCCAAGATGTGCCGTTGAACACTGTCAAGCCGTTAGCTGTGCCGTCTGTTTGTAAATCTAGTTTATCAACTCCAGCAGAAGCAGTAAACTGATCTTTGTACGTCTGATCAGTTCTTACTACAACGTGATAGCTGCCTGCAATTAAAACTGTGTCTGGTAGAGTAATCGTGTTCAGACCGTTAGATAGACCAGAGATCAGAACAGCGCTGCTGTCGCTCACCAGGTCTGCCAATGCAGTAGACGGCGATCCTGCGCTGTCTTTAACTATAGAGATATAGATGTTACCAACAGGTGAACCGCCTTTAGTAACATACAAATCGAGTTTTCTTACTACTGAAGCATCTGCTAGTGTGAATAGCTGAGCAATCTTCTGCTGCGCGGACACGTTGAGTGTTGCTACACCAGTAGTAGATGCCTGTGTTACTAGAGATTGGTCAGCTGCTTCTGTGGTAAACACATGTGTACCAACATAGGTATCAGTTGTTCCGACGCGATCCATGGTAACAGTCTGAAACTCATTACCGCCATCTCGTGAAACTTGATATGTGGCAGCAGTATCAATAGCGCCAGTGGCCCATTTAGCCATGAGCTGTACACTCTTAACATCGCGTCCTTCACCCAGGAATTCTGAGGAGTCGAGCATCTGTGTTGAGAGCAAGAATTGTGCACCTGCTGTATACTCATAATTCTGAGTAACAAGCGAGTATGCTCCTGTAGAGCTGCCGTCAATCAAGTCATCTTCATTTACACTGAAGATGTTTGGTGTTGCTAAAGCCCAAGCACCTTCGCGCAAGTTTGCCTTAATAGTCTCAAGGAATGAGTTTGCGTCGCCGCTTCCACCACCTGCTCCACCGCCGCCAACAAACTGATATAGGTCTGACAGTAGAACGTTCTGGACATTGTTTGCGCCGTCAGTTCTGAGGACAAAGTAGCCAACACCGAAAGTATTGGAGATACCTGGAGGTGCGGTAGCTGCTGCTAAAGAAGCAGCGGCAGTACCGGCAGTTAGCGTTAAATTACCAACAGCATCCATGTTGATGCCGAACTTCCTATACTGACTAGCAGTCATGCCAATTGATAGGGGTGCAGCTATAGATGGAGAGTATACGATAGTTCCAGCACCAGTGGCGCCAGCTGTAATTGTCCCGCTTGTGAAGTTAGGAAGAGCATTTGAGACAGTTGGAATAGTGCGATACTTTAAAGTTTCTGGGTTCTGAACAAATATTGAACCTACACTTACAACCCTGTTTGCACCTGTGCAACTAAGTTTAAGCGGAGGCGTATCATTGTTGTTAAGTGAGCGCAGTAAATTATCAAGTTCTACTCCAGCAGCTGTAGCTACCTGATCTAGTAAATCCCTCGATATTATCTGGCGGGCGTCCAATTTAGTCGTCATATTTTAAAATGCCCCTTCTTATGCTGGTCTATCAATTCTAAAGTTTATATCATCTCCACTTACCAGATCAAAAGTGAAAGCCACTTGAGCTCTAGGCGGAGATCCTACAAAGTTGTAATCGATACCTGAATCCATTCTAACACCGTTCAGCCTAACCTCCAGCTCTTCGCCGGTATAAGTCTGACCATTAGGTAAGCTAATAGGAGTACCAGTATTTATCGTAGATACAACGTTATATGTCTGATCATATATAGTGATCGAATCATCCTGATCAATCCTAAAATGAACCTTATCATCACTGACAAGATCAAATGCAAAAGTTATCTGGGTTCTAGGAGCAACACCAACATAACTATAATCGACGCCAGAATCCATCCTGACGCCGTTCAAGCTAACTTCAAGTTCTTCATCTGTATAAGAGCCAGCAGCCGGTAAAGTTAACGGTGTACCAGACGTTATGAGTGAAACCACATCATAGGTCTGGTCATATATGGTAACCACTCCGCCTAATTCAGGCATCATTCGTGGTATACCATTTACAAGTGCTAGCTTCTTAGCCATGTATTACCTATTAGTTAACGCCCATCATCTGGATCTGAACATCAATGGTGTTGGCGTCTTTAACCATACCAACTTTAACTGCAGCTATATTTGATGCAGTTGGTGCGGTACTTGTTAATGCACCAGATGCTCCGAGCCACAGTGGCTTACCAACAGTGAAACCATGAGAAGTAACAGTCATAAGCCCCATCTTATAGATGTTAGGCATCGAACCCGCTGCACTCAAGGCACCAACTGTCAATACAAGTCCTACAACATGGAAGTTGTCTGTACTTGTAGCATCATTATCTGCTTTATACATACGTCCGGCAGTTTCTGCATCTTGTCCGTATCGAACAGCAAACAATGTTGTTGCTGCAAACGATTCACCGGCGATTTCACCAGCTGCTCTAACAGATGGTGCATAAGTTACAGACAGCGCCGTGCCATTACCACCAGCAAGACCTGCACCAGCTACAGAAGTAGTGAGATGGGTTTCATCTATGCTGTTTGTCTTAACATCTGCAGCAATAGTGTTTGCACCATCGTTGTAGGTTAAGTCAATTGTAGCGGTGTCGGTAAGAGCAGCGCCAACAGCATCTTGTGCACGTTCGTCAGTGAAGTAGAGGTTGGTACCTTCTGCAAGATCGGTAGTAGACTTTGTTGCTAGTCGTGTGTCGAAACTAGAGTTAAAGTCTGCTGAGTTAAATTTCTCAGTATCTAACTCGTTGATAGCAGCTTGAACAGTAGTAGCAGCAATTCCACCAGCAGGAACGTTGGTTACTTGAGAAGCAGTATAGTCACCAGATTGTGCAGTAACGATACCGGTACGACCAAACACTGAGGCAACAGCATCAGTGGTATCCGATTTTTCCCAGATTGTGCCGTTGTAGATTACATAATCACCAACGTCGAATGTGATGCTACCAGAACCAAGGTTCTGAGTACCAGCTGTACCAACACGGTACACCATACCAGCATCACCGGAACCATCTGCGAGAGATGGGGAGTTCGTACTAGCATTCCACACGCCTTCGTATGTCATTACAGCAGAAGGCAACTGTGCTACAGCGATCTTACCGCCGCCATCCAACTTAACAGGAGCGCCAGCAGTTGAAGTTGTTACAAACTCTGATTTTTGGTAGTAGCGTGCGTCACCGCGTGCATCATTGTGATACTGGGTATGATCGTCATCGCCAAGACCAGTTAGTGCACCGTGATCAACTTTACTAGCATCGAATCGTACTCGAAGTTGCTCGTTAGCGCCAGGGTTAACTACAGACTTCTCTAACGCGTTGGTGCTGTTTGTACCAATATCAACAAGAAGAGTTGAATCAAGGAAGTCAGATGTTGTGTCGTTGGTTGTTACCTTTACACGACCGCTTCCTGAAGCAAGTGCTGAATCGATGCCGCTTAAAGCACCTTTGACAGTAGCAGCAGCTGGAGTAAAGTTGGAGTAAGTATTATCGTCGCCGATAAGATCTGAACCACTAGAAGCACCAGAACTACCAAGTTCAGTTTCTGTAAAGTAGCGACCATCATGGTGGTGCAGGGATGCACTAATGTCACTACCGTTTTGAAGGGTAATGAGATTGTCTAAGATGGTCTTTGTGAGGTTAGTTCCAGCTCCACCGCCAACTTTTAACTGATCTACGACCAGTGTGTTGGATGATAGGTCAACTTGACGCTGTACGCCGTTGACCAATCTAGAAAGTCTTGAAATATCAGTCATTTAAAATACTCCTATTTTCGCACAAGTCGTGTAGTGCTATACGTTGTCCTGCTCTATCTTATCACGCTCATCGGCTTTATTAGTAGCTTCAGATCGCTCAATTACTATCTGCATCTTACATGTCATACCATATCGACTTAATAACTTATTAACTTTATCACAAGTCGCATCAACTTCCTCGTTGATTTTATTAGCTATTTTCTGAACTGCTGCTTCTAACTGCTCATCTGTAAGCTTGTCAACATTGATAGGTCTCATAATTGCCCCACTATGGATATGTTTACCAGCAGGTCTTTGAGTAAAGGATTGTCAACGTTCTTGATGACGACCCCAAGTCTTATCACAAAATCATCGGCGACAAAACCATCAACCCCAATCTCTGGCTTTATATTAGTTGTACCACCAGACTTGGAGACATATAGTACATCACCTATCGAAGCCGTCAATATATCAGCTATTCGTCCCGAGTTTGCTATCTCTCCTACAGTACCGTTCATTACATCGGTATTAAGAAGTCCAGCGATAGCCAAGGCCTGTGCTTCTATACTGACATCTATGCTCTCCATGTTGCCACTAGAATTAAGGCGCACGGGTGTAAGCTTAGTAAGAGCACTACCGGTCATATTTGTGCTTTTTAGCTGCACAGCTTTACTAGATGTAGCCTCGGGCACAATCGAGATACCTGAAAAATTAGGGTTATATGACATTACACAAGCCACCAAGTTGTACCATCACACACTATAGTGAAGGCTTCATATTGTACGTTTGAGGTTTTTGTTGATGCACCATCGATAGTTTCTGCACCATTTGGATCTAGCACCATGTTGTTACTGGAAGAATCTATCTTCTTGATGTAGTACTTCTTTCCTAAAGCGCTAGCTGCTGCAGGAAGGTTTATCGTCACGATGCCTCCGCTAGTATTGACCAGAATTAGATCATCACTTAATAAAGCTGTATCTGTTGACGATATGGAGCGAACATTGAGCTTTGCAGAGATATCAATTGTACTAGCGTTCTGCGTAACCGATACGCCGGATGTAGATGTGAGAGATCGTAGCTCTAAATCTACACCGGTTTTCTGCTTGAAAACACCTGCTCCACCGCCAACATTAGAAGCTGTATTAGCTTCTCCACTGCCAACAGCAGCAATCTCAACATCATCGCCAATCTGGGAAACACTGATATTTGTTCCAGCCTTAATTCTGCGGAACTCTAAATCTATCCCATTTTTCTGCTTAAAGACATTCCCAGCGCCAGTTCCTACGTTAGAAGCAGTATTTGCTTCTCCACCGCCTACACCTACAACAACAGTTTCACCGACCAAAGGAACTACAAATGTGAGGCTGTCACCGATACTTAAGTCTTGCTGAATTTGTACTTGTGTACTCTGTGTGCCAATGGTTCCGATTTCGGTGTAGTCAACACCGGTTCTAAGCTTATCGCCGTTTAGATATAGTTGAAGTATGCCTTCGCCTACAATATATGAGCGAGGATTGCCACCATCTCTGCTGTCATCAGGTAGGGTAAGCGTTGTTCCGGTAGTTATTGGACCAGTTAACTCATAATCATTGCTTGGAGCACCACTGACGATATCATAGGTTTCATCGTAGGCATTTTCTAGCACTCGTACAAACTGAACTTGTAGCTCTACTTCACTTGTAGCAGTAGCGACACCTAGGATAACAAGGCTATCTCCGGATGTCGACGGCGGAGTTGTAGTTGCAGCTCCTGTACTAGTGCTAAGATATGCGATATTCCCTACAGCAAGCGTACCGTTTACAGCAATCTTGCCTTTTACTTGTACATAGCCAGCAGCTAGATGTGCGATATTTGTAGTAGCTACACCAATCGTCCCTTTAGCTGTATTTAGTGACGATGCATTTGCAGGAGCAATCGAGCCACTAGCAGTTACATATACAATAGTTCCTGCATTTATGGTGGATCCAGACAGGTTAGTATATAGGGTTAATACCTTATCTTTACCAGCTGTATCAACATAGTTCTTAGTAGCAGCATCCTGCGCAGCTGTCGGATCTAAGAGGTTGGTGCCTTTAAATCCGTTAAAGTTTAAGTTGGCAGCCATTGGGTTGGTGCCGTCTAACTTTAAGAAATTACTGTCTACGTAAGTTTTTCGTGTTGCGTCGTTTGGATTAGTTGGCGCACCTAGATCCACAATCTTAAAGCCATCCATATCCAGGTCGGCCTGCATTGGATTGCCACCGTTGAGCTTTAAGAAGTTTGTGTCTACGTATGACTTACGAGTGGCATCATTTCCACTTATAGGAGCCGGTAGATTTGTCAGCTGGTTGCTATCCATGTCGAGGTTGGCTTGCATGGTATTGGTGCCATCTCGACGGATAAAATCATTGTTGATTGTTGTGCTAAGACTATCAACATCTGTTTTTCTTGCTGCATCGGTACCAGCAATAGGTGCTGCAATATTGGTAATCTTAAAGTTGTTAAGATCAAGATCAGCCAACATATTGAGAGATCCGTCGCGACGGATGAAATTCGTGTCGAAATTAAATGCCGGATTTGCTCCACGCTTGAATATGAGTTGATCTGAAGCATTTCTCCAGAATCCGTAGTCACTAGCGCCAAGTGGATCAGACGCCTCTTGGCTCAAAGTAAGACCAGCTGGATCTATTACACCGGTTACTTCAATATCGCCCTGGATTGACATTAATTTTTGGCTAGCTGGTCCAGTAATAACAATAGGCTGACCGCTGCTGATATTGATGAATCGACCCGCATCATACGAGTCCTGAAGATCTCCACCACCACTGCCATCAGATGCAAAGTATACTGCACCGTGAGCATCTATGCGGAATGTAAGCTTATCGCCGATCTCAAGATCTTGAGTGAGTGTGATGCGTTTAGAGAGAGCGCCTGTGGTACCAATCTCGCTCCAGTTATCTACGCTTCTTAAATATTGACCGTTAAGATAGATCTCGAGTTGACCAGAACCTACTATATATTCCTGGATACCGCTGATAACATCTCGGCTATCGTTGGGCAATATAAGTTCTACGCCCGCAAGTACGGGTCCTTGCAGCTCATATTGATTAGATGGTATACCAGCAACCACCACATATGTTTCATCATACACGTTACCGTCAGGACGCTGCGCCTTATTAGTCTCAGCAATAGTGTCCTGAATTCTTGTCCACAGTATGAACACATCTTGGTCAATAGGGGCAACATCGATATTAGTAATATAGATTGCACCAGCAAGATCTGTATCAGGTGTATCAGTGAGAGAAATTGTGTTGAACGTTTTAGCGGCAAAACGATTGATGCGAACCCAGGCACATTGGCCGTCTGCAAGAATCAGTGTTCCTAGGGCATTGATTGCATCAACATCGACTATATTTCGATTAGCTGCTCCAGGAATTATGATTTCGATATCTGGATCAAATCCAGACTGCTGCACTGTGAAGGTGTAAGTAGTACCTACAGCACCATCGGCTATATTGGTTGTTGAGCCAACCGCATCGTTGGTTAATAGAACGGTATCAGAGCTATACGAGCTTGCAGTAACTTCTACACTAGCAGCACCGTTAATAGCCCCAATGGTATTAGATGCTACAACTGCAGCAGAATCGCCTGTAGCAATATTAACTTCGATATATACGGTAGTTCCAGCAACTACAGGTTGAGTACCTAAAGTATCTTTGTTGTACCAGACTACATATTTCTCTGCATCTTTGGCAGAGTACATTACAAAGTAGCTAGATTGAGGTGTTAAGTTAGCTGTTTTTACATTAACTCGGCTGATTTCAGCAGCCTCATCCGCCAACAAACTAAGAAGACCTGAACCAGTATTGAGTGCTACACGACCAGGGTTGAATGCATATACGTTTCTATTTTGACTATCCTCTGGCTGATGTAAGTTTAGATGTCCAGAAGGTGCAAGAACAGCGTCGTCCCATGTATACACATTGGTGTCGGCAAAACGATAGAACAAGATGAGCTTGTTCTCAGATATCACATAGTTACTTCCCCAGCTCTCAACTGTAGGAACAATGGATCCGCTGCCATCGCGATCGATATCTATAACTGCAATACTGTTAGCAGGAATAGCTATAGGAGAGGTCATCGTAATTGTAAGATCTGTACTCCCAGGCTTCTTAAGAGTAAGATCTGCAAGCGCGCTCACTTCCTGGTTAGCGCCGTTGGTCACACTGCGTATATTGGTGCGACCAATAATCTGCATACCGCGGTCTTGAACCCGATCTGCCATCATTGCTGTTAAGCGAGAGACGCGGGTAGTCAAGCTATCTGTAGACAATGAGTTATAGTTCTGATGACCGTTCAGTGCATTATAGCTATTTGGCACACTGTAGTTAGGATATGTTTGTCCCAGCGAGTCCATGCCGATAAACGACATCAAGTTCTCGCTATCCATGTCGCCTATATTTGTAGTCTCACCGGCTACAACTTTTACAGTACCAAACTCTGTTCTAACATTAAGTCTTGGAAGACTTACAATTTCACCGGCAACAGGACCAGTAGTAGCAAGAGCAGACGAGATTGGAATCTGTACCTGTGTCGCATTGCGGTAGTTTACTATATACTGTCCGTTCCATGGGGAAGCACCGGCGATTAAGATAGTTTCGCCAGATTTGAAACCATGGTTGGCTGTTTCTAGAGAATAGCTGTAAGCAGTACTTCTAGCTGCAGTTGTTATCAAGCCGTAGTATGCTGCACGACCAAGATCATCGCCAGTAACAGTGGTGTTAATATAGAAAACATCTGCGCTCTCATACTCTACAACATAGGTACCAGCATATGGACCAGCAGGAATGTTAATTCTATCTTTGTCGACGAGACCGTGACCAACATGTGTACATTTTGCAGTGATGCCGTCAGCATCTGTAATATTTAGCGAAAGAGTGACAGAAGATGCTAGCGATAAACCTAGCGAAGTATCTGATCGATAGGCCAGCCAGAAGAAGTTTCCGCCTGCAGCAGCAATACTCGGATCATCGCGATCCGTGATATTGATGTCTGTGAGTATGTACTCACCTTGTGTGTACTGACCAACTTCAGTACCAGTGGTACCAGCATATACATCACTTAGTCTAATTGACTGCGCAAGGGCAGGCGTTGTTGTACCGCCCGCTAAAGCAGGTAGTGCATAGAACTCTTCTACTCGTAGGAAATTAAGGTTGGAGTCAGAAGATTTTTTAGCCCAATCACCTTTAGATAGGTTGATGAAGGATCCGGTGGCGCCGTTTACATAGTTGATACCGTTTTGCCAGTCAACTGCTGCAGCTACGCCGTTAAAATCTACCTCACGACTCAGATTAATCCAAGCCACTTTATCTGATGATGGTAGAGTGATTGTGTTTGCGCGGACAATAAGATCCCTATTGTCTATAAGCGAATAATAATGAATATCTTCAGTCCAGGTCGCCTCACCGGGTGTAGTCCCTGAGTGTTGCCATTCGCCTTTAGATTTTATTGTGCTGCCAAGTGCATCTAAAAATACGTTATTGATATTCGGTCCCGCACCTGGAATAGCACTACCCTGATACCAGTACGTAGTACCGCCAATCTCCTTGATGCGAGTCATCACAACATCCATCCACTCTTTTAGAGTGCGGATGTTCTTGTCTCCACCTTGAAAAGGATTTGGATTCAAGGCGGAAGTCATCGTTGTTGATGGCTCTAGTCGAGCATATGTGGAACTTGGCTCATTTCTGAAATCATATGTTGAGAACGGGTTTGGCGAAATGCCGCCAGTACCAAGTCTGAAAAACTGGTCACGACAATCTTGAATAGAAGAGATGACAGAGGCGCCAACAACAACTTTACAGATCGGTATAGTGTTTTCTGGAAAAGTAGAGACAGAGACATTTATCTCAATTTTGAGAGCAGTCTCGGTGTTAACGTCCTGGCTGAATTCACCGCCTTCGCCACCATTTTGATCCGGGTCCCAGTACGCTCTACTGTCTTTTGCTGTATCAAATGTACTAAATGTTGCGTATACGAAGTTGGTGGCATTTTTTCTAAGTTCCGGGATGAGAGGCTGTGCATTGATGTTGCCCTCTTCCAAGCCATAGTAGAATGATCCTGCTTTGGAGCCAGGATAGTAGATGATGGAGTCAGATATGCGGATAGATACGTTTTCAGTACCGATCGCATCTTGTGGACTTATTACGTCTAACCCATAAAGAATATAGGGTTTATCTGCACCAATGAAACTCTGAATAAGATATTTAAAGTCAGCAGCTGTATAGGAATCTAGCGAGAGAAGATCTGCTAGATCAAGCCTTTCGCCGCTACCAACTAATAAGCGCCCTAGTACTGCCAAAGTTAGTTCTCCATATGCCTGAGTTCACTTAAAATTATACCGTAACTATTGCTGACCTATCGGCCATAATGTATCACTGTCGCTACGATATACATCAAGTGTATTGTATAGCTGCTGGGGATACCTGATTAGAAATTCTATGAATATACCTACCGACTTAACTTGTCTCATCAAGTCTTGGAGTATTTCTCTAGCTACAGCTGGATCGGTCACGTACATACTGTACTCTTTTCCGAGCCCACTCATCACTATAGCCCCTCGCTTCCTGATTACCGTAACACTTGAACCTATCTCGTGGTTTTGTTTAAAAACATAAGCTGGATCAAGTTGAAGAGAGTTAGCTGTAGGCTTATATAATATCCTAACAGGACCCTCCTGAAACTCTGTACCGAAATCAAAAATAGCGTACGATTCCTGGTCCGCAATATTATTTGGCGAGGCAATCGGCAATGTTCTTACATTGTTACCCGCTTTTATCTCACTTTGTATAGTAGATGTAAGTGAAGATAGTACAAAAGCCGCATTTTTATCCCAAATGTATGGACCATATATACCGGTATCTAGTTGAGCACTTGTTAGATAGGCAATACTTCCCTCATTTGCCATACCTACTCTTTCTACCCTGCAAACTCCACCAGTATTGATGCCAGCAGGCCCAACTGCAGAGTATGTGAAGGATGTTGGGGTTGGAACCGTCTCGATTAAGAAGGTTCCGTTCATCGTAGTATCCGCTACAGTATTTTGAACTCTTACCCCTTCGCCAACAGCAAATCCATGAGGCAAAGTTGTGACCACAGTAACTGTAGTACCTGCGCGAGTAGCAGTCGATATATTTGCTTCAAATAGGCCTGCTATTTCTGGTAAATCAGGTGTAATTCCGTTAAGTACATTGCCTGTTTTAGAGGTGTATGAGTATATTTGCTTCTTGTCAAAGCGCGTATTAAAGTCCTTGGTTACAACAATGTCTTCAGAAACAGTGAGTATATGTGTCTGAATTTCTTCAAGTTCTTGAAGCACAAACTGTCCACCGTTGAGCGGCCAATCAGAGGCATCTGTAAGTTCTAGAGATGTTGCACTCAGGCGATTTTCTACTCTTTGTGAAAAATCGTTGAAGTGAGCCGAACCAATCAAACTACGCTTAACAACAGGTGGTGATGCCGGCATTTCCACTATAATTTCACCTGGTGAAACTTCCCACACTACAGATCTAGAATCATTGCTGTATATTACTAATTTTAAAGGTGCTCTAAAGTTTAAAAACGTTGACGATGTGTGAACATGCGAACCAGGAGTACCAAATAAGTTAACAAACGTGAACGAGTTTGTTGACAAATCTATACTCTTGACTTCAAACGAACCACTGTTTCCCGGTATTTCAATTATTGCGATGTCCCCAACTTGGACCTGATTTAAGTTTGGTGTCGATCCACCGGTGTGCTGAAACGTCATCGTATCGCCGACTTTGGTTATTGTCCAAGTGGTTCCGACGCTTGCACCGGCTAGATTATTAAAGCCTTTAAATTTTAAAGCAATATCGGCTCTACCACCTAGAACTTGCACCGATCCTTTTGAGCCAATGGTGTTAGTGAATAATCTGATGAATTTTTTCTTCTGAATACGATCATCAAACACAATGGCGAATGAGTTAGTTGCCTGCCTGTTGATGGCTCCCACTATCTCTTCAGCAGTAGCAGCGGCGATATTGGTAAAATCTTCGCTCTTAAATATGATACGTTCGTCTATGTTCTGGTCAATTTTATACTGTAGTTCCCAGCCATTACTAAGAGCAAATGGTTCAAATGACTCAGATTGACTGAAGGAGGTAGTTGTTTCTTTAAAGAAGAAGATGTCAAGAAGCATGTCCATCACTAACTTTACTTGCTTAGGCTGATAAGCTAGCACTGGAATATACTTACGAAAATCAGAATCTTGCATACCGACGTAGCGCGGACGCGCCACCTTAAAGTTAGATCCTAATCTGTCCAAATATGGGCGTGAGGCAGTCTTTACAAAAAATTGCTTACGAACTTCTTCTACTAGATCCGCAAGATTTTGATCAGACTCACCGAGGGCTTCAACAAGAGCTTTCCAGTTCGGATTCTGACGAGTCTTAAAATATCTCGGCAGCTCGTCGTGTATGCGATCTATTTTGCTCTTATTAGATGCCATTCATGACCTCGAAATAATAAATTACGCTACACTGATATCTGAAGGTTCTATAAATGCTCTCTCATTGTCGGAGACAGGTATTCTGCCCTCTGTAGTAGCAAGTAGTGAACTTACAGTAACTGCTTCAACACCGGTTATACCCATCACTCTTACTATCACTTCAGCAAGAATGGCGTCGTTGCCTACACCTAAAGTATTGATGTAGTTAATTATAGCAGACTTGATATCGTTAGTTACATCATTTAAGTTAACACCTTCATTGGTAGTTACCTGAAGAGTCATGCTTACGCGCTTAATCAGTGGCGGTAGGGTTTCAATAATGCCGCCAATAGCTCGACGACCTGGATATGTGATAGAGTCAGGCTCATACCCGTCAACAATCCTCTGCACCGTACGCATCAGTCCCGTATAGTATGTGTAACCATCGATACCTGTCGTAACATCTGTAGAGTAGTCTAATTTACCTATAGGCTGAATCTGCGAACCGTTGGCTTGAGCAATCTTGTATGCTCTTGTTGCCGGAACCATGAATATCTGGCGCCTATTTTCATTAAATACATCAATCGCTGTGTGCTCAACGCGTCTCATCGAGCGATATGTGTTCTTCTCGCCTTCCAGCAAGAAATATCCTATTGGACTTACACTTATCTGTCGAGCTGTTTGAGACTGACCAGCAGAGTTTTCTATACGAACAAAAGGTCTACAATCCGATGTGCTGCCAATCTGTACTATATTAAACGAGCCCGAGTTAACTGAACTAAACCAGTTTGTGTTTGCTATATTGTCCACAAACAGAGTATCATCAATGCGCGCTGAGTCTCCCTCAAATACTTGAATATCATTGATGCTACTTAAGTATACACCTTTATTGATGTCAGAATTCTGATCCAAGGATACGCCTATAGACGTGGCGGTCGTTCCTTGGTAATTGCCACCAAGATAAATTATTGTAGCAGTGTCAAAAGAGCCTGTATTTTTACCAATAACCTGACGATAAAGTGTCTCATCGTCTTCTTTTTTCTTAACCCAGTCACCAGTAGCGAGATTCTTAAACGATCCAGCTATACCGATAACTTGATCGGAGTTAGAGGTCCAATTGACAGATATGTCTAAGTTATTGAATGCAACTAATGTATCGAGCTCTTCAACAGCAATCTCATTCTGGAAAATTAATGCATCATTGCTTACGCCGAGTATTCTAAAAGTACCCGAATTAGTGCTCTTGAATGTATCGCCGGATATCACTAGTGTGTCATCGATAGCAATACCGCAGTCGATAAAACCAGGTGCATCACCGTCTATATGGCGAATCTTATATAGATTATTGAAACCCAAAGACTCTACAGCATATCTAGTAATTGCAGCACCATTTTTAATAACATGGCCTTTTAAGTAGGTAGCTGTAGAACCAGCAGCAACATCTGTGTACGTGAACTGTGTGGGACTTATTACAGATACCACTGTCTTTGTAACCGTAGCTCCAGAATACAGTGGGTTATCCGATATATCTGTAGAATCACCCTCTTTAAGACCATGCGGTGAAGTAGTACTAACAGTATAAGTCGTACTTAAGTTGACGGTACTTATTTGTACTATGGCTGCTTTTGCAGAATGCTTAAGGTTCCATCGGATTATCGGAGAAGGAGCAATATTCACGCTTCCTGTGCCGATAGCCTGGTTTGTCATTGCAACGCCAGATGGATTCACTACATCAACGTACCTACTAGCGGCGTTTACGTTAATAATTGGAAGTCCAGCTACATTAGTATCACCAGTAGATTTAGCCTTATTACCGCTGCTCCAGCCGCCTGGGAATGTATTGTATGCGCAAAGTAGATCACCAGCAACAACATCATCCAGGTTTGCACCTTGCGTCTGCGATCCGGTGAAATGGGTTAAGAATGCAGGAGTTGACAGGAGCTTAATTGCCAGTGCAGACACGATTTGGTCTTCGGTATCTGTGCTTAGGATATCAACTTCTATTTTATTGGTTGCGGCTATATAAGTAGCACCAGTAGGAGCTGTACCTGCATTGTTGACATCAAACCATACGGCAAAAGTTACGCCGCCGGCTGTCTGGAACGTGAAGTAATCTGCTTGCGTAGGAACACCTGATACAGTTAATCTGAAATGTTGCTTAGTTCCAGGAGTAAATGGTGGAACTACCAAATCATTGATACCTAAGGTAAACAACTCGAATTGTAGGTTTGCCGCATCAGTGATACCTGCTGCAATCTCGTCATCGGGCCCTATAGAGGCAGCACCATTGACAACTGCTGTTATGTCGAAATAAGATCCACCATCATTGTGTGTCCAGCGCCAGATTGTTCCAGCAGGACGCCCGTAGGTTGTAGATTGGTCTGCTATAGTCCAGCGAACATATGGACTAAACTGAGTATCCTTGTGGTTCCAGCGATACTCGACATTGCTGCCCACGCCCTTAAATACATCAATGGTGTCAGACAACTGTAGGCGAGATAGTCGTTTTGTCGGTTGTGCGTTCACAACTTCGACGTAGTCTCCCTTTGTTAAAGTAACAGGGAAAGCTGCCGTCTTAACTTCCAAGAAGTCCTTGCTTGCTCCTGGAGAAACTTGACCATCGCCAAATATCGATAGGTCGACGCTGTTAGCGTTTCCGCCAATAACTTCTACAGCACCATCAGATCCAAGTTGCTTAGACTTAATCTGTACTTTACGAATTGCATTAGATATAGAGATGTCTGACACAATAGGTAGCTGTGATAAGGCTTTTTGTGTAAAGTGATGATAAACATTGTTCAATGTGACAGGTACTAACTTAAAGAATTCGCCAAGGTCTGCTGTATCATGGTTGGGTGCAGTATCTAGCGAATAAGCTGTCGGAGCAACACCTTGGAGAATCAGTGCTTTCTTTAAGGTGAAGTTAGGTGCCGTATTCTCAAACTGCTTAACCCAGCTCAAGCCATCGTAGAGAGACACGTACCCATTGATGCTATTCAGCGGATCCGGATCATGCCCATATGATAAGGACAAGCTATAGTTATTAGGACCAGCAGGAACATACTCTTCGTCGCGAGTTGCCTTTGTGATCGGGTTTGTGCCATCAACTTCAGCAGCATATAAAATATTGCTGTCGCTGTTTATCTTAGACACTATATCAGATACAGCTGTTCCTGTTAAGGAGAATATCATTATCGATGTAGCTATTGCTACGGTTTCATCAACTGGATTTACGCCAGATACAGACTGAGCAACAGTGAATCCAGACGTACCAGCACTCTGACCAGTTCTACCGCCATCTGCTCCGTCTGTAACAGTAATCACGTTGGCGAGCACCGTTGCAGATGCATACGCGGAATCACTGTTTATTACCACGGCAGTTTTTGTTGCAATCGTGTTAGCTCCATCACCTGCGGCGACAGTAGGAATACGCACTGCTCGGCTCGCTCCATGAAGCGGTTGTGGAGTAACACCGGTAACGTCGTACCAGAATGCCACAGTTCCATCAACATCTGGCAGAATGAAATACTTACCGTCTACGCTTGATGGGTTAGAGCCAGCAACAAGTATAGTCGCTGTTAATGTTGCACCAAGGTTGCCGACAGTTGGTGTGCCAAACAGTCCTTCATCAGCATTAGTAACAGTAACAACAAGTCCCGCAGCAATAGCGTCAAATTCAGGGTCTGCTGTAATCGCTGCGGCTGTTTTAGCAGCTACAGTGATATCGGAATCAGTGCCCAAAGCTTTAACGACAATAATCCTATTCGCACCACCGTAAAAAGCTGGCGGATTGACAATACTGTCCGTGTCGAACACAACTGCGACTTTACCAGCAGAATCATACAGTTCAAAGTATTCATCTTCATTGATGTCAGCAGGGTTACCACTAACATGAGTAAAGCCAGAAAACTGTACTACAGTCTTAGACCCTACGATATCTGCTATAGTTGTAACTGTACTAACTTCAGGTGAACCTACGCCGGTTACTGCACCATTTGGGTTATATACATCTACGGTTTTTGTTAGGTTGTTAACACCTTTAATTCTAAACTGCCCACGATTCTGTATACTAATCCCAGAATCCGCCAGCATGCTGATAATGTCACCCACTACCACTGTTGCTAGGTTAGTTGCAGGATTCAGGAATGTCAGACGGTAGTCATCGCCACCTAATGATGTTACGCTAATCTGATCACCTGCCGTTACACCAGTGGCCTTAATAACACCTGAACCAAATACGTATGTGTCGGTAGTATAGTCTGGTGTAGTATCATGTGATACCAAGCTATTCTGATTAGGGAAAGTAGGATACTCAATGCGGAATCTATAGTTATCACCATGAGGCCCGTACTCTCTAGCACGAAGAAGCATAGCTCCACCGCCAGATGTGGCTCCACCAGATACATACCAGTTTCTTGAGCGGAACCAAACTGCATAATCTTTAAACTCTGTCTTGTTAGCAGTCTTTCCCCATACCTGTAAACTTGAGAATGTAATGCCTGGCTCATTGTCTACGTCATGTGCAGAGAATGATAGGTCAGTGGGTGGGAAACTACTACTAATACGACCAGTTCGCGACATCTTGATATCAATCGTTTTTGCGACCGAGTCTTGATCAAGGATAAGTACGATACTATCTTCTGCATTTATGGACACAGGGCGCATTAGATTGAATCTGTCGCCCGCACTATAGTCCATAAGCGTTCTTGGGAGCGCGTGCTGAGTTCCAACTTTATCAGTTGCAAGTTTATCGCGTACGCTTCTGTAGTGTCCTTTGTTGTTGCCGGATAGATTGTTAATAACATCATCGTAGTCAACAACCGCAGGATCTAGGTTATCTGTGGACTGGAGCTCTTCACTGTAGGTATCAATACCTTCAGTTCCTGGAACAGCACTAGATGTGAGGTTGCCGCCTATATCACTATAGGTTACGCGATCTAGCCATACATTCTTATTGGGTACAGCATCTGCGCTCTCATTAGTAGGCTCAGTAATCTTGAAGAATGTTACTGCGTCTTTAGACGATACTCTGTTTGCTATATGAGATGGGTTGCCCTCATTTTGACCTTGTTGACTTTCAAACAGTAGAGTCGAGTTTCCGCTTGATACAGGTAGCGCTATACTGCCTTCATCTTCTGTGGTAGAAGAGATCTTGATAGCATCTGTTTTAAATATAGATGCTCTCACGTTAACGAGGTTGCTGTTTATCGTATCCACGATATTCTGTATAGTTGCAGACGGAGGCGTCGCAGTAAACGATCCTTTCCACAGTTGAGGATATTCGTCGGAGCTAAAAATCTGTATATCTTCTGATGCAAGAACTACATGTACACCTGGAACAATGTTGACATTTTTAACTTCAATATATGAATCAGTACTGGCCGTCGTATGCTCACCTTTAGATATTATTCTATAGAGTCCGCAGTTAGCAGGATCAATCCAGCTGCCGATACCGCGACTAGCTATATAGATATAGTCGTGCGGTTGAGCTGCATCAAAAGCAGATAGTGAGTCAGACATGAGTCTCATGACATCGCTACCTTGATCAGTTACGGTGATGGTATTTCCAATCGCTAAGCCAACACCAAACCTTGGCTCAACTTTCTGAGCGTCAGCTACAACTAGCAGCTCAGCAGCCCTATTATTGGAATCCAATGATACGTTGAAGTTACCAGTTATAGTTTCACTAGATGTGAAGCTACCTTTGGCATCATCAGTTCCAGCGGTTACTGTATCGCCCATTGCGATATCGCGCAGTATCCTGAGATTACCTGTCTGACGATTTAGTTCAAAATCTGAATTTTGACCTACAGCCGATATCTCTTGATTACTAAAGAATTTATCGAAATAAGTTCCACCCTCAATAATGAGCGCAGACGATGATCCTTCTTTATTGGATATGATCTGCATGCGGCCACTTGAAGTAGCTGTTGCAGTAATACCGGCATACTTATTGTTGAAAGCTGTAACCCAGTCTTCCAGCGTCAAGGAGGCGAACGGAGAACCACCGAAATCTGTGGTACTAAAACTACGGTCTTGTGGGGGCGTCCCATCGACCGACATAATTAGGTTGCCACCAACAATTATGTTCCAAGAAGAAAAAGGTGTGGTCAAGAGCGACGCTGCCTTCTCCTTCTCGTTAAGAAGAGTATTGTTGTGATATAGACGAATATAAGAGTATGCGTTTGTTGGAAACTTCAGTATATTGTTCGCAAATAGTGTCTCATCATCAGTCGAGCGCAGCGGAGATACCTGAATAACTTCAGCTGCATGATCAACAGGAAACAATAGGATTCGACTCGATGTTTCTGTAAATATTGCCTTAAAAGTTTCAGATTGGTTGTTTATAGCAACAATTACTTCTGATATGGTTGCAGCAGAGATATTAAGAAACTGTGAGGTTTCAAATGTTACAGCTTCCTCTGCACCGTCGACGATAACACGCAATTGCATGCCGTCAACAAGTTCATATGGGCCATCAGCAGTATTGACAACCTGAGGGCGCGGTAAAGGATAATTGGCTAGCTGTAGAAATTCCTCGTTACCAGCAGCTTCGCTCAGAAGAACGTCAACACTCTGTCCTGCATAAGATGGCTGAAAACCAGATCCGTCATCGATATATAGTATGGACGGGTCGCCAATCTTTGGTGGCTCGGTGATTGTAGCAGTAGCAACCTGCTTCCCATCTTCTGAGTCAGAGACCCCAACAATTGCAGATATGATGGCCGCAGATGTTCCGCGAGCTAAAGTGTTAGCATATGACTTGATGCGTTCGCGAAATGCATCGTCAGTTTCAACATCTCGTCCATCAGAGAGTGATGAGGTGTTATATACTGTTGCTCCAGCAAACGGCAGCGACGTGAAATTAGTAATTGTGTTGATACCCGCATTATTGCGAGCTCCAGCTAGAAGCGATACTATGCTTATTCCCGTAGCAGTGTCTTCGCCGGATGGGATAACTGCATCACGTAGTGTACGGAATTCAATAATCGGGTTCTGGTTGTTGGCAGGAATATATACCACGGTTCCAGCCGGAACAAGTCTGTCCACTGTACCCTGTGAGTCGACAACCACATCAGATATCAAATGATCTTTCTGTAGTGCAGAACCAAGATTGATAGTGAAAAATGAGCCATTGTTAACTATGCTGGTATATGGAACTGGACCCTCAAAACTGTTTGTGCCTCTACCAATAAATAGGTTGCCAGTTGGAGACCAGGCCGACGCGTCATTGACATATATTACAGTCGATCCAGCGATTGGTGCAGCTTTAACTTGATATAGACCAGTACTGCGCTTTGTGATACTAGTATCTTGAATAGTTACAAAACCAGTAGATCGAGTTGCAGGGGTTCTTACTAAACCATAGTCAGCACCCCTCGCATCAAGGTCGCTGTTCCTGGTCGCATCTATGTTCAACAATTCTAATACATTGAGGATGGATGCGTTGTTCTCGAAGTCAACTTGGGCAGCAGCCTCAAGGACAGAGAGAAGGACTGAACCGACATTCACATCGTTAAGCGGTGTATCGGCGATGATCTTTCGCACCATTTCGCCAAGAATCTGATTATAACTCTTGATATCTATTGCCATTATTTTACCTTAACCAATATTTACAGCAAAATTAAGCGGTAAGAGAGATCCCGATCCTGCTAATCTAACTACTAGAGAAATTATAGCAGAACCTTGCCTAACTGTCACATCGATTGTCTCAACTCTGGAAAATCGACTGTCTGCGTTCACCATATCATTTATACCTGTAACTAGAGCATTCTTTATTACAGTTGGATCTGTAGCTCGTGCCCCGAGAATAGCAGGTAACCCAAAGCTAGGGTGCCTCGGGTTTTGCCCTTTCTCAGATACCATCTTAAGCTGTATAGCCTGCATTGCATTGCTTAGTCCATAACTAAGCTGCAAATCTCCTGATGCAGTAAATGATAAATCATTGTCGGCAGTAAGAAGAAGGTCTACACCTGCACGCTTCTCGTCTTCACTTTTTGAAGCTAGAAAAAACGGCACTTCTTTTGTTGATTGGTTTGATACCGGGTTCTCAGATGGTAGCATTACCATGAAGTTGCTGTTGATAGTGTTGGGCTTAAAAACGCGAACATGCGCGTTGTCAACAGTCTGATATAGCCCTAGATTTGCTTCGCCACTCAACTCTATAACTAGCTCGCCTGATATAGGTACTTCTTTGATACTAAGTATGGTTCGTTGATCTGGGAACTTAACAACATTGGATTGAAGGAATACAACCTGGTTGATGTATACCTTATCCCGGTTTGGCTTCCCGTCAACATCGAGTCCAGCGATGTTTATCTGACTTCCACTTCCGTTAGATATTAGCGGAACAGCTTGACCTATCTCATCTATGTATGGAGGTCGAAGTCCGTTAGCTATAGCAATCTCTATCCATCGATCAGCGTTGCCAAGATACCTACTCGCAAGATCCTGGAGACTATCACCAAAATGCATCCGAACAAGCTGTCCAGATAAGGCAGTTCTGATCTCTATATCAGGATTGTTAGCGTTTGCTCGTGCTAGCGCAAATGGATCTACGTTTGTGGTTGATAGGCCCGCAGTGTTTGCTAGGATATAATCTACTGTTATTATTGCTTTCTGCAGAGTCTGCATGTCCGTAACATCTTTAATTCGCGCAGAACGCAGCTGGGCAACAGAGCTTCTATCAAAAGTTAAATTATAGTCAGAATCAGATAGCCCCACTGTATCTGATATCTCGTCTCGACCGTTCGCTAAATCTGCCCTAATTCTTTCAAAATCCGTTTTGATAAATCGGCGCACCTTATTTAACTTATTAGCAGTAACAGTCTCTTCTTCTTTTGTCATGGGAATACTGGCTACATTTATGGATTCCCATACAGAGTAGTAGTCAGTTAATATGGTCTTTTTAGAAAAAGGGTTTACCTTACGGTTGGCCTCGTGACGCTGAATCCGTATTAGCTGAGATAGTGAATCGATTTGAGCCGTCAACAAATCTGGGTAGCTGTATGTTGCTACTTTTTTCTTAAGATCTTCGACAACAAACTCCCAGTTATCACGGAAATAATTCCAGCGAGTTGGAATAATCTCTGGCATATCGGCTAGCGTTAATGGTTTCCCAGAACGGTCGTTATACCATATCTTTAACTCGCTTAAGGAGCTAAATGCTTTGTCGACTTGTGACATTAGAATATCCCCGCAATACCGCTAACAAGCGTACTCGCATTTCCCGCTATATCCGTCATACTAGAAAACAGCGATCCGTTAAAACCTTCTAATCCAAGTTGAGCTTTCAAGTTTTCTGCAGCCACAGATGCATTAACATTTTGCAGGTTGAAGCCGCGCATACGAATACTATAGTTGTACAGCATTGGGTTTTCTGCTGATCTTGTCATCGTGAACGAGATAGGTACAACATCGTACCTAACTTGGTCTTTATAATTAAGAAACTGCAGAGGATGGGTTTCACGCTTCTGAGTATTAAAAAGCGGAAGACTACCAGGCAATAGTGGACCTACAAAACCCTGCAGCATACTTGAATCAGATGTGCGAGCAGCATCATTTTTGTATCGTAGTAAAAATTTATAGAAGTTATGAAAAGCATAGTACCCACTTTGTTCAGGTCGTATACCTGTTTCATTAGCATTGCCACCTACTATGTTTGATGCAAGATTGGCAGCAGCGCTAATAGTGTTACTTACTTCAGGCAAAAACCCTCCTAAAGCCCCAGAAAGTTTGCTCGCTAGTCCTGGCTCAAAGCTCGTTCTGCCCATTGACGGTGTTCCAGGGTTTAGAGGATTCGGTAGCGGAACACCTGGGATTTTAAGCGATGCTTGACTTCCGGTGGTAGAATTTACTGCAAATGGGGTCACATATTTAGGGGCAATACCCGTATTACCAGATATTACGATGTCGTAATAACGAACTTCAGAATGTTCTTCTATAACACCATACAGCGTGGTTACTATGTTAGTAGCATAGTGGGTAGTTATATTGATATTATTTGGTGCTATAGGGAGCCAGAATGTCTGCTTAGCCAACTCTCCTGGCTTAGTTGTTGCATCAAAAAATGCAAAGCCGTATGGGTAGGATTTATACCAGCGACTAGGGTCAGTTTCGTACGGACCGTTGGTATCGTTGGTGTTTAAAATATTATTGATGCTAAAAGACATAAAACCTCCTACCTAATTATATAAGGTAAGTAGTAAGTTAATCTGCACTACTGGTTATAGTAGGATCGTCGTCGCCTGCCAACTCAAAAGAGTCAGCATCTTTCAGAGACCCCTTAACAAGACTAAGTTTTATCTTTAATGGTAGTACCTGTGCAGCCCACGTGGGTGCCGCCATTAAAGGCGTACATGTACCTACTGGACTCGTCACAACAAGGGATCCAAGGGCATCTATCAGCTGAATAAGTCCATCGAATAGTTCAAACTGATCATTACCGATAGCCACCTGTGTACCCTTGATGCTAACTTGCAATGATTGCATAGATAAACCAACAGTTGATTTGATAGAAGCTGTTGTCGATACATCCATCACCGATTTGCCTGCCTTAACACTGAAGCTACCTATAGCAGGATTGCCGCCGAGCTCTATTTGGGTAGATCCGGATTTTAGGATGATTGATCCGCTTACGATATTTTTATGTATCTTTATGAACTGCGACTTATCGGACGCTATCCAGCTACCGTTATCACTGAAGCCGAAATATGAGCCACCAGTCAAGGGGTTGTAAATAGGTGGCTGTATATCTACGCCTGTTGGAGGAAGCTTTAATAAGGCTTCATCTGCCGGTGTGTAGCCTTTGAAGGTTACCTTATAGCTTCCGCTGTTAGCTATGCTTGTTTCTATACCATTAAACTCAGATAGGTATGCAATATTATCTTTCTTGAGTTTTGGCTCACGAGCATAATGAGATAAACCGCCAAGTATCACGCCTTCCTTCGATTTTCCGTTAAGAAACGCGACTACCACCACATCACCAGATCTAGCTTTATATTGGGTAAAGGCGGTTGGGAGTTGTGTATATGCTGTAGATGCGGCCCAACCTCGTACTCCGTACTCTTCAAAATTATGGGCACCACCAAATTTAACCATCTGTGTACAGCCTGCCAGAATTATTTTTCCGTCAGCATGTACTTCGACGCTATACATTATGCCACGTTCGGTCTCCATGGCCTCACGAACTATGCCGACACGAATAGAGTTATCAAGACCGCGCACTGCAGATAATGAGCTTTTATCAGGCAGTATAGAACTATCTCTGACAATGTAGTCATAATCGGAGTTCATTATACTAGTCCTTTCCCTTTATTCAGCTTTTGAACATCTGGATCAGAGTTAACCGATGAACCAAATGTATTGCTGTTGCGCTCATCTTCAGGAGTAAGTAGTGATGCAGATTTATCAATTGCTCCGGCCTCTATACCATGTGCTGGATACATTGATTTACCATTTGCATCAGAGATAACACCTCTAACAAACTGTATAGTTGTAGAGAATGTTCTAGCACCAGTTTCTTGATTAACTGAGAAAGAGTGCATGATGTTTTCTACATGTGCGAGCAGGTATAGCTTTTTTCCAAATATGTTTGCTTTTTGACCAAAATTAAGCGGAGCATTACCTAGCACTTGTGCGTCGACTATGATGTTGTCCCCAACCTGAATATATTGATTCTGGCCTATTATTGTCATAGAGCCGTTTAACATCATGTGATTATTGAAATACCATTCTCTTAATAAGTATTTCCAGTGACCGAGCTTATCTATTGCAATTTGTGAGCCCTCGAATGGTAAAAACGAGCACTGCACAAACATCGGTTTAAAGCCATCGCGTTGAAACCCTGGCACATCAACTGTTTGACCATCAATTTTAGCAAGTAGACTCTGAGCATCGGGTATCAATTGAGCATTTGGCCGCATCTCTATAAAATTAACCTTGTCTCTCCAGTTGGTGCCATAATTAATGTTTACAACATCTTCAAGAGGAATTTCTAATCGCCTAACATTTTCAAACTTATTCTCGAGATCTCTTACAGTAGATTGCGCAGCAAGTGCTTTAGGTTCTAAAGATAGCGCAGCTATTTGTGCTAAATAGCCAGTTCTAGTCACAAAAGGTCTAATTCGGTGATATAGAGTAAAGTATGGCTGATCCTGTCCATCCCACCGAATATCATTCACGAGCTCGTATAGTGCAGTGTTCGAGGCATCTGTTAAAAGCTGCCAGAATGTATGCTTTCCAATAAACTGATCTGGGTTTAGAACTCCATACGAGTCATCGACCTCCTCGTATTTTATTCCTTTAACTTTAGGATCGTCGAACTGGGTAAGTCGCCCATGCTGTCTATGTATTATTTCGGCAAAATTAACTTTCGTTGGACCAATTGGGATACCGGCAATAGTTAAACCTTGCCTCATAAATTTTGCAACTTCACTAGGTAGTTGAAACTGTGTACCAGAAGAGAGTAGAAGTTTATTTACAGTTGGATTGCCTGCCTCTGCTATTATATTTTCAGAATTGGATATGGCAGTCCCGCCGAGCATACCCCATAAATTGATTACAGTATCCACGGTTTCTTTCGATGTAGGCAGCTTCTTTTCTTTAGCTAGAGTTTCATATTGCTGTAGTCCCAGTATTGTATAAGCCTGTGCTATTGAATTACCGGTTAGTATATGCTGTATAGAGTAATCAATATATAGATTTGACTCAAAAACACTCCCCCAGTCTTGTCCAGTAACAACAAAAACAGTCGAGCGCGCACCAGTTTCCTGATTTACCTCAACTACAGCTCTTACTGAATCTATTCGACCAAGCATCTTAAAGCTGTGTTGCTGCGCAACACCTACATTTTCTTTTGACATTGAAGGAAGCGGGTCTCGGGACATCAAGATGGCACACCAGCTACCAGGAGTAATTCTGGATACCCAGTTGAACCTTGGTGCCAATCGAAACTCAAACGATCCGGCTGGTGAAGATTTTCTTTTTGTTGTAGAAACAGATATTAGTGATGAGGTGCCGATAATAACTTGCTCTACGGCATGAGTAAGCACAGATGTGCCATCAGCGTTACCACGATTATCGTAACTCCATATTAGTACAGCGGCATGTGGAGTAATTAACTTAGATTTCATCTTTAATTACCTTGTCTACTATTCACTTGCCTCAATAAATCCTGTGCATCCCTATTCCGACCTTGTGCCTGTAGTGCTAATGCATCTACTACTTTAGCAAGATTTTGCACACTGGTATCTAGATTTGCAGATGAGTCAACTAGTGATTTAAAGTTTTCAGGCTTTAAGACCTCTGCTTGAGCCTTCATTGCTGAAGTGATTTCATGCAGATTACCATTCACCGATTTCAATCCTTCTGCATACTCTGTAACTCCTGCCAATGCGCCAGCTTGTTGTGCTTCAAATGCAGCATCTTCCGGGGTTACAAGTTCTTTTCTACCTGTTTTCCCTGAATAATCTCTCTTTTTAGCCTCAACATCTAGGTTACCAAAAGCTGCAAATGCTTCAAAACTCTCAGGTCTTCCATATATAGCCTGTGTAATGGAACGAAACTCGGTATCAGCTCGCTTCTTGTCTTCTTCTGATAAATTTGGGTCACCTAATCTTGTAGCAACATCCATCAATCTAGCATGCTTTTCTTTATCCCATGCAAAAGATTGTGTTTTTTCAGTAAGGGTCTTTCTTAAATTGATATTAGCTTGTTCTCTTAGAGTTTCTTCACTTACTGTCTTACCGCCAGCCTCAATTTCTCTAGCCCAATCACTTAAACCGTGTTTTTCTAAAACCTTTCGCTGCTCTTCAGGATACAATCCCTTCATCTCTTTCATTATTTGAGCAGCTTGTTGGGGCTTTAATTTTGCACCAGCTTCTGCACCAATAGTTCCTGCGCGTAAGCCTAGCTTGCTAAACATTTCTGCGCTTTGAACTAAACTAGGAATATCAACTTGACGACGGTTTAGTACATCTTCGTACGTCTTTCCGATATCAGCCGTTATTCCGGCGCGCTGCGCCTCACTAACTCCCATAGACTCGAGCGCACCAAAAACCGCTCCAGCTCTAGCAGCTGCACCACCAAATGTAGATATGCCGCCAGCTGATGTTCTAGCAGAAATACTAAATATTCCACGAGTCATTTCACCTATATTTTTTGATGAATCCATTCCAGTAGCAACAGCATTTTTAAGGATAGCTTCGAGGTCTCTTGTATTACCGCCTGCTCCAGCAATTTGACCACGTAGGTTCATATATTCTTCAGGAGCAAGTAGTCCAGCTTTAGCGGTCCTTCCAGCTGCCGCCACATCCGATGTCCTAAACTGTCGACCTAATGCACCCAAACCTGCTTGAGTAAGCCCCATAACTTCTTGTTGAGACAAGCCGTACTGTAGAGCCATATTTCTCTGAAACTCGACGCCGCGCAAATCTTGAAGAATACCTCCTCTAGCACCACCTGCTCCACTTGTTGCTGTCCACGATCCGCGGGTGTAATCCATTGCCTGCTGGCGAACATATGCAGTAATCTGTTGCTGAGCAGTTTCTTGCGCGATTTTTGCCTGATATGCATCTAGGAATGCTTCGGTTTTTGTGGCGCCGCTTTGTAGTTTTGCGACTTGTCCACTCGTTTGTTCTATACCGCCAGCTGAACTACTTATCGCACCAAGAGTTCCACCTATAGCAGCTCCTACTCCTGTCCCAATACCCGGGATAATTGATCCTACAATTGCTCCTTTTGCAGCACCCGACAATGCTCCAGTGATTAGTGCACCAGTTGCAGATGTACCACTACCGATTGCAGAAGCAACCGATGCCTTATACTCTTTATCGCTCATCTCTTTTGCGAATTCGGCAGCACGATTATATGTACCGCCGGAGGTCCGCATAAGTGCGGCCATATCACCACGCGCTGCAGCCGCTGAATCCATGAATCTCTGATTAGCTGCACCAGCAATGCCAGTTTGAAGTCGTGTCTTATCCATCTCTTGAGTAATGGTCCACTGGCGATATATATTGGCGCCGCTCTGGATCACCGGTCCAAGCATTTGCATGCCTTCGCCTACAGCTCCTATTATCGCACCACCACGACCTCCCGGTCCACCGACTCCAAGTCGCTTCATCTCATCTAGCTGGGTTTCTTTAGACTTGATATTTGATTTTATGTCTTCAAATTCTTTTGATAGCTCATCAACATTAGACGCGTTATTCTTAATAGCCTTATCTAATTCCTTAAACGTCGCAATTAGTTTTTTTGATTCAACATCTAGTTCTTCGCGTAGATTTTTTGCAGTGCCAGCTCTACCTTCGCGAACTTTTTGTCGCTCGACATCGCTGATCATAGATTCTTCTAGCTTATGAGTATAAAGTGCAGCAGCTTGATGAACAGATTTGATATCTGTCCCCATCTTTCTTTGGTGCGCGATAGCTCCAGTGACAAGACCCTGCTCCTGCTTCATCTTATCCATTTGTATATTAAGGGCAGAAATCTTTCTAACATCTAGATTTTCAGCTTCTGTAGCTTCTATTATGCGTTGTCGCTGCTTATCGATATTGATATCAAGATGCTGCTGTCGCTTTTCTAAGGCCGATGAGGATGATTCTGCCATTTTAACGACATCACCGTATTCTGCGGCAGAATGGGCAACACGGGAGATATCTTCTTTAGTCTGACGCACGCCCACAGCAGTACGCATACCGGTTCTTAATGTCTTTTCAGCTCCAGCACCGCGTCTCTGCTCTAAGCTTGCTTGTAGTTTAATTAACTCATTGCTTTGAGCAGCAATCTGTGATATCTGTACACGCTTTTCTTCATCGGTCTTATCCGTCGCAGTAATGATTGACGCTAAAGCCTCATCATTACGCTTGATAATGGAGGATACATCATACTCATGCATTGATGGGGTGCGGGTTTTAGCCCTATAAGTCCGTAAAACTTCTTGCCCGCGACTAGCAAATGTCTGATCTCTAGTTTTATCTTTAGTCTTATCTTTATCCGCCATCACTTATCTTCTATAAAAGTAGGTGAGTTAAAGTTTAGGTCTAGATCTTCACCAAAATCTTCGCCATATTTTTCTTTTTCTTTAGCAAGCTGCTCTTCCATCCATCGAACATTATCTGGATCCTTGCTTGGATCCATTTGGGCTTCAAGTTCTTCAGCTTCCATTTGATCGGCCCAACTCTGAGCTTCTTTCTCTTTTTCTTCTTCTATCTTATCATTTTCCTCTTCAGCTTGCTCTTTTTGAGCTTTTCTGAACTCTTTAATACTCTGGAACTCATACATTAGCTCTTCAAGGGAATAGGATTGTAGAATAGGGTCCTTCATAGGCCTATTCCACTTCTCGCACCACCAATTTACAAGGAATAAATAGTATTCGCGTTCGCTAGTTATGTTCCTAGCGTCATTTGCAGCTAACTTGTGGATATCTTCAAATATGGAGGACGCACCAAGGCGTTCTCCTTCTACCCGTTTCCCTTTGGGGCATCCTTATCTTGAGGATTAGCCTTACTACGGATCTCATTTCGCCACTCTTGCTCAAGCTTCTGAATCTCATCGTATATAGTTACAATAACGTTTTCGTCCAGCATCTTGGAGCCATAGTCCAAGCTAGACCACCAGTCCGGCCACTTAACAAGCTTGATTCTGATAGTAGATAAAATTTCGGCTAGACCAGCTAAAGAACTAGATGGGTTAGCATAGTCTGCCATCAGGCGTGTTTTTTCTAATTCTTTAAGATGCTTATCTGAGACATTTAGAACGCACTTGGTGGTAAACTGTCCTTCAAACTTCTCACCACTTGTGTCGCCTTCTAAACTAATGTGGAAGGTTTTCTCGTTTTTGGGTAACGCGCCGTACATTTCGCCTCCTAGGTTAATACAAGGCGATTATACCTTAAAAGAATGAACTTATAGCCGCAATACCACCCTGATCAGAACCATCTGCACCTTTTGGATAATCTGGGTTCATCATCTCATCTATCCAGCCTAATGCTTTCCAGTTTAACTGTATCGTTGATAATTCACCAGCTTGAAGACTCTGGCTCTTACTTGTGATAACAGCTTTATGAGTCTTAAAGATAGTTTGTCCAGTGGTTTGATCGCTTATTTCAATGGTTATATACTTATGCATAAGAAATGAGAGTGCATTAGCTTGTACTAGCTGTTTTGTCGGTCCCTTACTTGGAACATGAAACATCGAAAGCGTGCCACTAACAGACACCCGCGTTGGCATAAGCTCATATGCTATATATTCGTCTATTGTGCGGTTCTCTTCGTGAGCCGTCTCGATATTAAAGTTAACACCGAATGCAAAACCAAACAGCTGATCATTCACCTTAATAATAGCTCTTGCGCCGCTCATGTAGCGGCCGAAATTATTTAAAGGAGATGCGGCGCCGATAGCGCTATTGAGGAGATTGTCGGCCAAACCAGATGTGGCACCACTTAAAGTACTTTTTTCTGTAATAGCATTTTTAATATTTGCCATCAGCTGAACTCCTGTCCAACACCGGACTTGCGAGCTATAAATGTATCATCGTCTACATATCTAGCTCTAAAAGTCATAGTAAGTGTAGCAACTCCACGCTTATTGAGCTCGAACTGCAAATCCTCAAATCGACAATCCCTAATCAAGACAGCGGGTGTATCATCATACTCGCCTGGATTAAAGTTTGACTTAGGTATTTTCTGTCTTATCTCGATATCAAACATCTTTGACTGAAATAACCTAGAAGGATTAAAATTATCGTCAGGTGAGCCATCAAACTGACCATCAGATGTCGGAAGACCGAGTGCTGAACCTATGGCTCCACCGAACGACGATAATCCATAGCTTCCAACACTATTACCTAGATTATTGACATTATCCGGGGCATGTTCTCCAAAGTAGCTAGCTAAACCTCTACCATACCTAATAACAGAGAGTGTGCCAGTAACATCGTAAGCTAGAGGCTGAACATTCTCGACCTCGAATCTACCTAAGACACGTGGGGCAGCATGCTTAACACTGATTTTATAAGAAACATTAGTAGCATACGCTACAGTCTTATTATTGACCAGTATTTTAGCGTTTCCGCCGGTGAGAAAGAATGGAGTTTTGCCTGCCATCTCGTGTCCTATATACTATAAAACCTCTATAGAAGACCTATGTTGCCTAAGTTCTTCTATAGAGGTTCTACAAAATTAAGAAAGGTCAACTAACTTAGAACCACTTGTAGATACAGGTACTGCAACAGCATCATCTGTGTCGCCAGCCAAGATACCCACGAACGTATACGAGTCAACCATAACTCCACGCTTGTTTAAAGCAGAGGAACGGCGTGTAACGCGGCAGTCATGAATTTTAAATACAGCATTTGCGGTCGATTCAGTCGTATCGCTTGCAAGAGCGGATGTTGCCTGGAAGATTTCCATATCAAACGAAGAAGACGATAGTACGCGACCTGGATCAAGTTGTGTACCAACTTTATTGCTGTCTCCAAGTTGATCAGCTGGGTTACCGTTAGCAGCACCGCTTTCTGGTTTAATATGTTTTGTGTAACGAATTACAGAAAACGACCCGTTAACGCTATAAGCGATAGGCTCATAAGCTTTAACTTCGTAAGACCCGATAGCTTCGATAGGGATAGTAGCCATATCGACAGTGTAATTAAGGTCTGTACAGTAAGCCAATGTTTTGTTGTCGAGCTTAATTCGTGCGTTTGCACCTGAAATAAACCCTGGTTTAATACCTGCCATTCTAATTCTCCTTTGGGCGTTGCGGTTCGCCTTACCTTGACATTTTTTTAAGTCACACCAATGGACTCAGCTTAATACTACCATATAAATTGATAAAATAAAACCCCACTAGAGTTAACTAGTGGGGTTAATAATTTGCTTAAGATTAAGCAGAAGCGCGCTGGATTGTAATCTCGCTCAAGATGAAGTCAATGCCTTCAACAATCTTAATGGTTACTTCAACATAGATGGTGTTACCTTCTAGTCGAACAACCAGATTCTTAAAGCCTTGCGGAGCATCCGGTGTACTAACAGTAATACCCTGTGTTAAGAATCCGTTCAAGATGGTACTAGCAGTACCAGCGATATCAGCAACCGATACGGTGTTCTTCTTACCAACGTAGATAGCTTCTAAGCTATTGCGGAAGTTGAACGCTACGATATCTGCTGCATAGATAACATTACCGCGGTTCCATACGAAGTTACCATCGCGACCGTATGTAGTGTTATCAACCACAACTCGGAATCCACCGTTTTGAGGAGCTTCCAGGAAGGTGATACCTGACTGGATAGCGTCATCGGTTTGCAAATCTGGATCAAAATCAACCACAATGTCTGCATCAGGAGTAGACATAGCTTGAGCAGTATGGCGCAGGCCAGAGCAGTTCAAGAACTTGAAGGTCATCGGTTCGCCGATAGGAGCACCGCCGCGAGCACCAGCCAACAGACATGCTAATGCCCATGGTTGGAACCACTTGATCACACCTTGACCATCAGTTTGGCGGATGTCCTGGATAAGCAACTGCATACGACCGTCAGCCAGATCACCGGCCTTGATCTTACAATCAGCATAGCTATCTTTAAGCGACAAGTATCCTTGACGCTCAGAGCGCTTCTTGGTGGTCTTCATCAACGAGATGTGTGTCTTCACGGCTTGGTGAATAGCATCGATCGTGTAAGAAGAACCAGAATCAGTTAAGCTGTCAGCAATATCAGCAGTAGCATCACGGCTGAAGAGAGGAACGATTGAGTTCACATGGAACTTCTCAAATTTCTCAAGAGCTGCAACGATACTTGCAGAAGAGGTTGCACCTTTTGCTCCACCGCTGAGCAGGGTTTCAGACAATGCGTCTGGAAGACCTTTAGCAGCTTGATCTATCAATTCGGCCATAGAGCTTTCTGCGAAGAAATCTGCCACATCTTGTGCGTCTTTCTTGATACGTGCTGGCTTACCAGCAGCAGGAGAAAGAGCACCGATACTAGATACTTCATCTAATGCTTCAGGAGACAGTTGGTTATACAAGGTACTAGAGAGCGATGCGCTCCATCCGCCGTAGGAAGCAAGATTCAACTCATCAACAAGATCTTTAAGTATTGCAAAACCTGATTTCGGCAGGATAGCAGATCCTAAGTTGGTTGTAAGAGTGATATTGGTGGCATCGACAGTGACAGAGGCGCTAGTAACACCACCGGTTCCATCGTGACCAACCTGAAGTACGATATTTCCACCAAGCGTGTCGCTTTCTGAGAAACCATCGCGAAGTTGTTTAAGTGTTAAAGTTGCACTAGCTTCAGCTGCAGGAGTTTTAAGACCTACAGTCATATTCATATCTGCAAGAGTGCTACCTGTACCATCAGTTAGTTCAAAGCTTCGTCCCCAGCCATTCTGATGAGATGTTGGAGCAGCAGCCATTGCGATAGTAAGAGTCGATGCTCCGTTAGAACCACCTGCTGTGAATGTCATACCGGCTACAGACCAAGTAGCAACATCGGCAGCAAAAGCAGCCTGGTTAGCATAGGTACCAGCTACAGTTACAGTTGTCTCAGTTGCACCGTTAACGCGAACTTTAAAGTTACCAGCACTCACTAGAGTTTCATCGAACGCAGCAGTAGATGATGCTGTTGCAGGTGTTTCGGAAACTAGTACATTCTTGACAGAAACTTTGTTTCCACCCACGCCCCATTCACGAGCACGAGCAGTTCCGTAGGTAGTTGCTAGATCAAGCTCTGCACGAACAGAAGCGTTAGTCTTGTAGAACCAAACAGTTTGCGCTCCAGAAGGAATAGCAGCATCGGCAGCTGGGGCAAAAAGCATTCCAGCGGAATCTACGATTGGTCCGCTTCGATATTTGCTTCTAATTACAGAAATTTGATCTGCCGAGAAACGGTTGTTAGCAATATTGAGCTCTTGTGCACCAGGTGCACCAGCATCTGCTTCACCGAAAACAGCAATCAGACCAGCAGGTCCAAGTGGGAAACCACCGCCTAAGTCGATATTTGACTTAGAGTATGAACCCGGCTTATATATCGTAGCGCCGTTGAATGATACATTAATCGCCATTTGTTGGCCTCCCAATTATTTCAAGTTAGCATTCATATTATAGCATACCCGCTAACCTAATATGAGTTAAAGTCCGAACAGTTTCAAACCTTCATCATATTTGGTAGCCAGCTCTTGTTTCTTTAGACCGCGAGCATTAAAATCAGCCCAGATTATCTCTTTCAAGTGCGGTCGTAAAGGCGTGCGCTTTTGGAGAAGAATCCACCACTCGTCAAAGCTGAGACTTTTTTCTGGCACAGGGGCCGCCTGTGCATCTCGTTTAGCTGCTTCCATTTCTCTTATCTGACGCTTAAGACTTTTTTCTGCCATTTTTATCTCCATATCTTATGATATCTTAATACAGTACCTAATCATATATCTACTTCAATATCGGTAGAATCGCTGCTCGCAAACAAGTCAACTTCAATATCGCCAATATCTAGGTACGGTGAAGCATCCCAGAAATTCTGAACAACACAGCGAAACCGTATTGTCCTAACCCACACATTGTCTGCCATTTTACTATTGTCGCGCAAGTTATCTGTTGCACTAAATGTCTGTAATTGCAGACCTAATCGCTCTGCCTGCCTCTTTCTCTTGAAGAGGATATAGTTGACTATGTAATAAAGCCACAGAGATTCATCGCTATTTTTAGGAGCCATTATGAGAACATCTAAGTTAACTACAAACGGACTTACTCCAACATCAGCCTCTTCACCCATGTCCCAGTGATCACCAATTGCAGCCTTACTCTCATCTTCCTGCTCTGAGGCTAACTTAATGGCGATCTGTGGTGCTTGCTGAGGATTCAGCGACCATGCCTGCACTACAGGAATCTCTGTCTCTAGAAACCATTTCTTTATATTATCAATATACTTAACGCCGTAGTCCCTATTTATAGGCTCTACTGTGTAATACTGGAATATATCATTAAGTACAGCAGGGTTTTGCTTAACTATCTGCATTCCTTGCCATATCACTCTATGAAGAGCTACTTGTGGTATTACGTGTGCCATTATGTTCTCACATATGATGAATAATATGAGTCTATTATATTACTTATACCCGCCAACGATGCATCGACCAGCTGGCGATTTAAGTCTCTAATATAGTCTGTCATATCAGCTTGTTTGGCCGGAATTACCCAAGAAGTATGGGGATCCTGCTTATCCGAAGCAGTTCTGAACTCAACATCGCTACTTCTAGTACTTGTGGCTTGCTTGGATGTGTGTATCGCCCCTAGCTGTCGAGATAGATCTTCTCTAATTGCAGCAGCAACACCAAGTCGCTTATCAGCAGTATGCTTTCGCAAAGCATCTCTTGCCGCATCCTGCGCGTCTTTTCTAGCCTGCAGCATATTAAACATGCTTTGCTGGACCTGTACATCTTTTTTCTGCATAGGTATGACTTTATGACGACTACCATCTTTACTAACTTCAGCATTTTTCAACAAGTTCGGCAACATTTCCTGGGCATCTTTTGAGTAGTCTAAATTACCAGAATGAGAGGAAATTGTATACACGCCGTTATAGTCAGGTAGTACCTGAATATCATCTACGAACTCATCTGCTCCAATCTCTAAAGCATAGTCTAATGCAGAGCTGACATTATTAGAGACAAGCTCTACCAACATCTCATTTATATCGCCTAATAAGGCGTCACATATAGTTTGAGCTTCTTGACTGTCAGTGCCAGCGCGATAAAGGTCTGATCTAAATCTCTCTATCTCCAGCTGGATACTCATAGACTATCCTTTTTGCTTAACAACCTTGGCTCGCATGTCTTTTAAAAAGTTTTCGCGCTCCATTGCTGTCCACTCTGCACCAAAGGATATTTTGATGTGGCCGTCAGGGGAAATGTTTACTTCAGGTCGCGGCAGGTAGGAATAAAATTCCTCGTGAACTTTCTTATCATTCTTAGGTGAACCAGAATAAGCGTTTACAGAAACCGGCTGTCGCCCCATCTCGTCGATCTTCGTCTGAAGCTCTTTTAGCTTAGATTCTAATAGATCAACAGCATCACCAGCTTCCTGGCTAAGTTCATTATGCTTATCCACGATATCCATTACCGTGTCTTCTAGTTTATCGAACAGTTTCATCATCTTCTGTTCAACTTGCTGAAGATCTACCGCCATACCGTTGCGCATCTCTTCACGAATATTCTCCATCTCGGAGTATATACTAGAGATATTATGTTTTCTATAATTATCTACAAGTGAATTGAGTCCGCCGTTAATGGCGTCATCTGACAAGGAGGATTCGTCGAGTACCTCAAGCTCCTTCTCATCTTCAGGAGAATACCACTCGAATAAGCTCATCAGCTCCACCGCTACAGATGGTAGAGACTTGTTCGTGAATTGATGAACTTGTTTATGACCATCATCTACTCTGCCAGAGTACACGTCATTTGTATGCTTGCGAATATGTAGAGTGTAGTGGTCGATCTTGATATCTTTAAAATCTTCATCGCCCATGTCTTTAACAGCGTTCCGTAGCATCCTGAAAGTGCCGTTTCCGACCATCTTCAAGGCATCACCGTGGGTAACTTCATAAACAGTGTTTGCCGGAGCGTTTCCAGAACGGATGATATTTTTCTGCAGCGACTCTACCGCCACCATCATCTGTAGTTCGCTGAATTTTGTCAGCTTCTCTTTAAATAGGGCTTGTATTGCATCACAAGTATAGTCTGTCAATTGATCCCATGGTATGTCACTGATGTAGTGCCACTTGAGATTAGACATCTCGCTATTATTCTTAATCTTTCCTTTGAAAGACTTTACAAAGAATGTTTTGCTATCATAGCCGCGATATGTTCGATGAAGCAGAGGGCGTGGGTCTCTGCCAACGATTCCGGCTTCTTCACGAAGTTCGCGAAGAGCACCTTCTTCAAATGACTCGCCATCTTCTACATGTCCACCAGGAGTTGCCCACAAACCATTATCTGTGCGTCGACCCAACAAGATCCTACCGTCACCGTCAACAACTAAGACTCCAGCTGCTTTACGCTGGTTTGATATTAGGAAATTCTCTAAGGCTTTATTCATCTTCTCGCGATCTTTAGCCTTCTTCTTCTTTCGCTCAGTTCGCTTCTCATCAACGCGCTTCTTGTCGGCTTCATGGTGCTTCTCATCCCAGCGACCACCCTCGTGCGCCTTTCCTTTACTATCTGGTAGGTTGCCTGGTTTGGAGCCCGCATATTTTCCAGCAACAGACTTCGGAACTCGATCTCCTCGAGAAGAAGTACCCTCTTTGCCATGCAGGATGGCCATCATATAGCGGTACTGTCGTTTTGAAACTGCAGCTGGCATTATTTAGTTCTCCGACTTCTAAGTCAACTTTACATAGATATTATAACTTAACTCATAGCCCACGCGGCTCTTCTGTCCTGGGGCGATTTCTCAAAAAGTCTCTACGAACCATTACTTGCTGTGGTAAGCGCTTAGAGACCTTCTGTCCTTGAAGATTAAGTTCCTGTGTTATTCTAAGTTCTCTCATGTGCTGTAAGACGTTATACACAGGATTGGCGTAATACTGGATAACGTAAACATCACCTTTATTTTCACTAGCATTATAACTAGGTGTATTTCCTGGAATCCATGAAATATTACCATCCACTATATTAAAGTGGACACCTTTCTGGTACACAACCAGAGCATCATCCACGGCAGATGCAACATACTCAACATCCAGCAGCGGATATCTAAACTGCTGTTGATTATTGGCTGTTGGCTTATACTCTTTAAGTTCCCACATACGAACTTGAAAATCAGGTATTACCAGTTGATCATAGGTATTAAATTCAGCAGGTGTTCCGTCGGGATACTCTGTTGGAAGCGTTACTACAGCCGACCCTATCTCCCATATCCCCTGGTATTCAAAATTCTTTTCCAGCGAGTTGCTGTAGAACACACCCCATATCTCTTTACTCGAGTAGAAGAGAAGACCGTCTTCGCACAGCGGGCAGTTTGGATTATGGTTGTTATCATAGACTGTTTCAATGTTTGGGCATGGAGTGGACTTCTTGTGTAGAAAGCGAATTCCCCTATTTTGAAGGAGCTGGTCGAACGACACGCCTTTAATACTGGGGTCGGGAATAAATAAAGGAAGAGGTGATGGAGAAGATGTTGGCGATACCGGGTATGACGATCCGCTGCCAGATGCTCCGCCTCCTCCAAATCCAGATCCTGTTGGAGTTGGGCCGCTGAACGGCAAACCATTGGAATTATTATTATGGTTGGACATCTTGTTCCTATCGTAGCTCGTTACACCTATATATTGTATCCCATTGTAGAATAAAAATAACTCGTGTCCGATTCGATATATATCACAGGGATGGTGTATATGCCCATATTATACGACGGAGAATCGCCTTTGGATGAGAAACAGATGAGGATTTTAGATAAGATAGTGGAATTAGAGGGAAAGTGCCTAGACAGTAAACTCTGCACTCTGTGTCCCTTTAAGGAAATCTGTCTGCCACTGTTTGTTTTCAGCGAAACAAGGCTCACTAGACAAGAGCGCCTGGCAATGGCACTCGACACCATGGCTAGAGTGCAGCTCATGGGCGACACGGAGCTTGTAAGTGGAATACACCGACTCTAGTTGCTGCAAATGATAGATAGTGGATACTAAGTAGATGAAGTTACGAAACATGATATCTCTGCTGGAAAAACTCTCTGTGTACACCAAGAGATTTCCGAGAAGCACAATACATATCCTGGAGTGGCACCATGAATTCGGCGAAAGCGAACAAGAAGCGAAGAAGAAGGAAGAAGCTGCAGCAAGCGCGTCGAGTAAAGGGCATAGTGAAAACTGATACGGACCGCCATGTACGCGACAACCTTGCTTATGTGGTGTGCAAGCTACTAGGTATCACTGACTCCAAGCCCTATTCCTACAGTGTGCGGTACGAGTATGACCCCAATGCCCTTTGTTCACATCAGAGGCCCGCATGAGAAATCCCCACTACTTTGCTGCAGCATTGTCTGATTTTCTCGATGTTGTGTGCAATCTATTAGATATAGACCCAATTGACGACTATGTGATTCTCAATCTAACGATAAAGCATGCGGTCAAAAAGGGGCCCCCTGATGCCCTAACTAGCGATAACTTATGACGACTTTCAGAACTCTACCAGTGGGTGACCGAAGACGTCTCCGCGACATGGCATTTCTGCTGTATAGACTCGGCGTAATTGTTGGTGATGATGGCATCATTAACGTTTTTTCAGAAATCTACCGTATGACAGTGGAGCAGTAGGTGATCATCGACAAAGAGTTTGTTGCGGCCTCGCAGCACGTCATGAGCGACATGGCTAATATCCTGTACCTAATCCACAAGCTAGGGGTGTACAACACCGTGCACGAGGTGTCCGGCAAATCCGCCTTCATAAAATACTATGGCTTAGATCCCATTATTAGACAGGGTTTAACTGCCGCCATCGACGAGTACGTTATGTTTGTTCACTCGTCTCGCTGATTCGTGTCCACATCCACTTCGCTAGCGTAACACTTGTACAGACCTATGAAGCCGTAGAGCGAGACAGTGGCACCCTTCCGCGGTGATACCCCCAACCTATACAGCAGGTCCACCACATCTTCCACATCTATGTAGGGGCTCTTCTTTTGCTCGTTCATATCGGCACTATCTTGCGCGTGGCCTCGTCGCGCACCTGGGTGCCGATGACATCGAGCTGGCAGAGGAGCCTTATTAGTAAAGTGAGGCCAACGCGACCTTTAAGCTCGTGGAAGGCCCCGCTGATCATTGTAGTGCCGCTGGTGGTCGTTGGCGGATGAAGTGGCCAGGTGCGGTTCATGTTATGCTCGTGGGCTTGGGGTTGATGGGGACGTCTAGGCGATAGAGGAGGCGAATCATGTTTATCATGGGGACGGCGGCGTTTTCGTACTTCTGATAGAGCACGTAGTCGCATGTGTTAAGGAAGCGTGCTATGGTGGGGTCGCTGGACATCATGTAGTTGTATGAGCCGTAGTGTGGCAGCGAGAAGGTTTGTCCGTTGAAGGTGACCGTGTAATCTGACATCGTGTTAGCTCTATATGTATATGGGGTAGCTTCATATGTTTATTATACATAGGGGTTCCCTGTGAGGCTCCCTGGGTATAGGGACCCTAGATTGGTTTTAAGGCTACCGGGTGGGGTGGGCCGGGGGCCTTCTATAGAAAATGTTGCACCCAGAGAGAATGCGCGCCGCCGGAGCCCAACCGGATCGAGGGGTTCCCTTGACCGTTCAAGGTAGTGGGTAGTAAGGGCCCACCGAATCGAGGGAGAAAGTTGGTGATAGATAGAGAGTGTATGTGTAAAAACCGACTCGATAGTTGATTGTTAATGAGAATGAGTGAGTGAGTGTTAACAACCGATGCGAGGTGATTATGTTAGAAGTTGTGATGATATGTGTGATCTGTTTGATTGCAGTGTTTGCTTGTTTAGGTCTTGCTTATACTTAACCGATGCGATCTTAATACAACAACGTTTTAGGAGGAACTTATGAAACAGAACGACGCAGTGTTTGGTGCAGTGTGTGCAGTGTTAGGTAATGACAAGTTCGAGCAAGCGGTTGAACTCACGAAAGAGCAGCGCGACACAGTTGTGAGCATCGTGGTCGACGGCATCGTGAACGGAACGGTTGACTTCTCAGCCGAAGCGAAAGCTAAGTACGACACTCCTGCTAAGGTGAAGAGCTACACTACCGGAATGGTGAGCAACCACCTGCGCAAGGACAAGAGGCTGAACGGTGGCATCAAGTACGAGATACAGAAACCCGGATCGAGAGCTGGCCAAGGTGATGATCAGCTGAAAGCTATGCGAGCCTTGCGGTCCAAGCTCTCCGACCCTGAACAGATCGCTCTCGTCGACGCTGAGATCGCGGCACGAACCGAGGCGATACGAGCTGCGAAGGTTAAGGCTGTCGAGATCAACATCTCCTCGATACCTGAACACCTCCGCCACCTGGTTAAGTAGGACGAAACGGGACATGAAGTCCCGTCCGACCGTGATGCGGTCGCTGATGAGTCCAACAACGGAGGAACTTATGAAGAGCATTAAGTTATTAGCTTTGTTACTCGCCGTATCGACCATGAGCACAGCATGTACCTTCGAGAACGAGCACGGTAAGTGTATCGGGGTCATCGATGCGCAGCCAGAACCTGGGGTTCAGTATGAATACGACATGTCTAACTTAATAGTATCCGCCATCTTCTTCGAGATGATATTTCCTCCCATCGTATGGGGACTAGCCGCAGCGAAGTGCCCTGTATCTAAGAAGTGAGAGACAAGCAAGTAGGCCGCAAGGCCTACTGACACTGCTACGCCTAGGGAGAGTATGGGCTGTGAACCGATCCGAGTGATAGTTGTTAATAACAAGGAGGAAACAGCATGCCAGCAGATATACTTCATGTAAGCCTTGACTCCTATGTCATCACCAAGGCATTCGAGCTAGCCGAAGAGAAAGCCCGAGCGATATGCAGTGAGTGCGATGCTTCCGACTTCTACCTAGAAGTATCGCTCGTCACAGCTGAGCTACAGACCAAGAGCTTTGGCGAACTGAGGCGATGGATATTCACCTTCACCTACTCAACCGAAGGGACTTACGATAAGGAGGCAGACGTATGAAGATCGCATGTACTAAAGTAGTATTGATCGAGTATGTTTTGGACCTGAGTCGATATAACCTAGTCGAGCTGAAGCAGCTGTGGAAAGATGGTGTTATCACTAAGCAAGAGATGAACGATGAGCTTGACAGTCGTGAGCTCGCAAGCTGAGAACCGATACGATATAACGTATACGTATCCGACTCCAGTTTTATACGTATACGTTATATTATATAAAAATTGACTTACACATTATAAGGAGGATAGAGTATGGATATGTTTACCGCATCAGCCAACACGATGTCCCTAGTAGGCACCGCACTCTTCTGCACCATGGTATTATCTCTAGCCTTGATGGCGTATGCTCGCTACAAGAGAGATCAGGAAGAACTTTACCTACTGCAGGATACCGAGGAGAGTGAGGCAACATGGCGAAGCGAATAGCAATCTTGCTCATCGATCTCTCGTTCCTCATCCTCTGCTTAGTAGTGATGTACAAGATCCTGACCAACCCGTAAGTGCTTGGGCCACCTGGCCCAACTGACACTGCTACGCCGGACCGAGTGGCTGCGCATGTGAACCGATCCGAGTTATATATATGAATGATGATGAAGTGGTAAGTTGAAACCGACCCGAGTTTATAACAACAACGTTTTAGGAGGATTTATGAGCAAGATCAGTCAGAAAGAGTGCGTGTTCGCAGCTGTTACCGCTCTACTTGAAGAGCAAGGTCGCAAGCATGAGCTCGACAGCAAGCAGCCCATCACCCTGAGCAAGACCGACCGAGCTACAGTCGTGAGCATGGTTGTTGCTGCCCGAAGCGAGATGCAGCTGAGTGCTGAAGCTGATGCTAAGTTTGATACCGAGCCCAAGTTCAAGGACTATGTAGTCGGACTTGTGAACAACTGGCTCCGCAAGGATACTCGGCTCAACGGTGGGTCTAAGTACATCACCAAGAACCCTGGTAGCCGAGCTGGCCAAGGCGACGACATCATGAAGTCGCTGAAAGCACTGCGAACCACTGTCGCTGACAAGCCTGAGCAAGCTGCACTGGTCGATGCCGAGATCGAGAAGCGAGCTGCTGAGATCCAAGCTACTAAGGTTAAGCCGACAACCATCAACATCGATGCTCTGCCCGAGCATCTCCGCCACCTAGTCAAGTAAACCTACCTAACGGAGAAGCGAAAGCTTCTCCTCCACACCCCTTGATATCACTGACAAATCCAAACTTCCACTGTTCTTACCTAGAACTGTGTAAGCGCATAAAATCACAGAGTTTTAATTCGGTTTCTAGCAAAACGCTCGGCTGGGGCTCTAACCGGCCTACGCAGCTGACACTGCTACGCCGGTATGAGAGAAAGAGTGTGTACACGCTTAGCGAAGTTTTTTACTCGTGGATACTACACCCTCAGGGTGCTTCTCTGCCGTAGCATTGACGTGGCCTGGGTCTCCACCGTACGTGTGTCTCATCCCGTCATCTGATTGGTAGTCTTCGTGCGTGTGGCCTTTTGGCAGGTACGACGAAACTAGGCTGTGAGCATCGTTAACAGCTTCTTTGTGCTTGTCTGGATGATACTCATAATCCCAGTGCGGTGTTCCCGCCGAGGTAACACCGTATCCGCCTTCTTTTATTCCAGCATCTCTTAACTTTGTGTTGGCCCACTTCACTGCGCTTCTCACGTTGGTAGATGTCTTAAGCATCGGTTCTTGAACTAAGGACCACTGTCCGTGACTATTTTTAATCAGTTTTTCCATAAACCCACCTCTTCTGTATAGGTATATGATACCACACTCCATTACCGACACTGCTACGCCGACCCAGCCGCCCCTACCGATACGATATAAGTCCAGTACAAGCGTGTAAACCCCAGCATACAAGGAATATCCTATGGAACCGAAGTATACCGACAAGTCTTACGTCTACGTTATTCTCCTAAACCGAGTATCCCGAGTATGGGTAGATCACCAGTCCATCATTGACATCCTAAAGGC